TTCCGGCACATTGCCGCCCCCGCCCTTGGGTGCTTTGCTGCCCCCCGGTTTTCCGCCGTCGCCGCCCAGCCCCGGAAACTCGCTCAAAGTCCCTATGGTCTTCAGGATCGAAAGAGCAGTGCTCGCGCCTGAAAGAAGCATCAGCGCCCCCGCAAGCTTGCGAATCGTGCCGGCAAGCATCGCAATGCCCGAGGCATACAAAAAGAGCTGGAAGCCGTAGCCGGACATTTCCGCAAGGAACTTGGCAATCGGGTTATCCTTGATCGCGTCGTTCAGCTCACGGATCGATGCGCCCCATTCCTTGGCCCTCATGAAAATGCTGCCGATGCGGTCGGCCGCATTTGGATCGACAGGGCCGATCAGCAGATCACCAAGATCGTTGACAAGTTCACGCACCCCGCCGTCATAGCCGAGGCCTTGAGCAAAGCCCCGTATCGATGCTTTTACCGTGTCCAGAATTGTCACACGGTTACCAAGCGTATCGATGATTTCGCCGATAGCGAGCGCACCTTCACGTATCGACGGCAACATGCCGTCGCCCATTTCCGAGAACACGTTCGAAATCTTGTTGCCCAAGAGATCGAGAACATTGCGCGTCGTGTTGGCGCGCTGGACATATTCGGCAAAGGCCGAACCGGAATATTTCGTCCGGTCGGCCACGGATGCGAGCGCCTGGTCGAGCAGCTTGATATTGCCGACCAGCGGCATGAAGGCGCTGGCTTCATCGCCGAAGAATTCAGACAGAAGCGCCGTCTGTTGGTGCTTCGGAGCCTTGGCAATGGCTGTGAGAACCTTGCGCAAGGTGCCCTTTGCGTCCTTCTGCATGTCCTTTGCGATGGACGGCAGATGCAGGCCGAGGGCTTTTGCCGCGTCCTTCTGTGACCTCTTGGCAAAGTCGCCTCTTGCCATAGCGCGGATAACGTTCTTCATTGCCGTGCCGGCCGTGCTGGCATCCGAGCCGGCCGCGATCATGGCGCTACCCATGGCCGCAACGTCTTCTTTCACAAAGCCGCTCATCTCACCGATGGCGCCAACGCGCAGCATGAATTCGGTAACATCCTTGGCCTTGGAGGCCATGTTGTTCGACAGGTGGTTGATGGCGTCGGCCATCTCACCAGTTTCGGCGACATTCAAGCCGAGCTGGGTTTTCAGCTTGGCGAGGCTTTCGCCGGCGTCGGCCGCCGTCATATCGAAGGCAACGCCAACACGGGCGGCCATCTCGGCGAAACTTTGTAGATCCTCAGTCGCCACGCCGGACTCGCCGGCCGCCGCAAACAGCGCTGCAATGTCGGTTGCGGCCAGAGGGATTTCGCCAGACATGCGCCGGATGCTGCGGCGCATGTTTTCAAACTGTTCGTCGCTCGCCTCGACAACCTTCTTCACATCAGCGAAAGCGCTTTCGAACTCGATGGCAGCGCCGGCCGTCGCCGAAATACCTTCGGTCGCTCCGAGGTAGCCGGCACCCAGCGCGACGGCCTGCCCGATCAGCCCGCGCATCGGCGCGAACGCCTTCATCTGCTGGCCTTGCAGCCGGTCGAGTGTGCGGAAGATTGGCGCGGATTTTGCGACCACATCTTCCAGAAGGGAGATGCGTAGGGTGCTTTGCACGACAGACATTTACTGCCTCATGATCTGGTTCAGCTCGCCGACCTTCGCGTAGTAGGCCAGCAACTTTTTCGGTGACCATCGCTCGATGGCGTCGAGCGATGTATGGGCGAAGCGCGCGACAAAAACGGCGATTAGCCGCCAGTCGTGTCCTTCTTCTTCTCGTTTCCCAAGAGGCCGCTCGTTGCGGTGACGATCTTGGAAAAGTCCTTTGCGCCGATCTTCTTGAACGCCGGCAGAGGCGTGTCAGAGATAGAGGCAAGAATGGCGGTCATCTTGGCAAGCTGGCCGGGGAACTGGTCGCCGACGATCAGATCGCCCACGGTAGGCTCGCGGAATGTCAGAACCGGATAACGGTCTTCACCGTGAGTGATAGGCTTGGAGAGAGTGACGACAACAGTTTCGTTATCGGCGGCGGTATTGGTATCGGTCATGGTGAAACCTCAAAGAAATGGCCCGCACGAAGCGGGCCTGCTGAAGAGAGAAATTTGGGGGAGGGGAGTGACGCGCCCTAGAGCAAGAGCGCGTTACGAATGTCGCCGTTCTGCGAGACGCCACCGACCTTGAATTCGAAATCATCAATCTCGTAGATTTCTTCGCCGTCGATTTCGAGCTTGTAGTAATTAACGTCCACGCCGATATCGTTTTCAGCGAGATCGCCGGGCTTCCAAGAGCCATGGTCCACTTTGTAAAGTTTGGCGCGAATAGAGATGACCGCGCTGTGTGTGGTGCCATCTTCATCAACCAGCGCACCGGTGATGAGAAACGGATTTTCCACGCCGATCTTGATGCCGTGAAGCTTCAGGATTTGCGGGTCGAGGCCAGGCATTTTGAAATTGAGTTCCTGAGCGTTGTACCCAAGATGGATTTGACGCTCTTTGATCATGCCGGCATTGCGCATGCCTTCACGCTTGGCCTCGATGACGGGTATCGTCATGTCGCCAATCTGGCCGAGCTTGCTTTCGCGATCTGCCCACAGCATGCAGTCCCGCAAAATGCCGCGAGGTAATATCTTTTCTGCCATGTCTGATTACTCCTTATGCGGCAACCGCGAGCGGGCCGGTTTCGATAAGCCCATTCACTTCATCCAGCAGAAGCCGGTAGTAGAGAATGTTGCGATGAGTGGTGATGTGGATTTGCTCCATAATGCCAACCGGCTCGAACTCGACATCGAGGAAGAGCTTGCCGTTTGCCATCAGGGTCGGATCATTCAGGACAGGGAACCAGCAGCGGCCACCAAGAATGTCCTCGTTGTTTTTGAAGACGCGAAGCGCGGCGTTACCGTCCTCAATCATCATCTTCATATTGGCCTTCGTGAATTTGCGATCCACGTAGAGGAAGTAGATATCTTCCAGCGCCTCGTTGATCATGTCGGCCGTGGCGCGGACGCTATCGAACTGCCAAAGCGGATCGTCCGTCGCCAGACGGCTACCCCAGGTGCGGAAGCCGCCACGTTCGTTGATGATGGTCGCCACCTGATTCTCGTTCAGGTAATTGGCGTCATCCGGATACGTGATCGTGCGGGCAACGCCGTCGATAGTGTTGATGATCTTGTTCGAAACCGAACCCGACACACCCTCATCACCTGCGACCACGCGCGACCGCACGCCGGCGAAAACCGGCGCGACCGGCTTTGTCACCGGAACGCCGTTCACGTTCCTGATGACCTTCGGATCAATCGGCAGGATGCGTCCATTCAGCGTGCGCCGGAAGCGCAGGGCTTCGGCATTGGTCGTGTTCGGACCATTGATATAGGCGCGGGCGCGAATTTTCGGGGTGATGACCTTCAGCGCAGAAACGAACGGATTTGCAACGTCGCCGACATTCGCAGTCGCCTGCGGCAGCACCTTTGCCGCGTCCGCACCGCCACCTTCAAAGGTGATGACAGGCGGTTCCGAAAGCTTCTTGCCGGGCAGAACAACACGGACGGCCACAACCTTATCCGCATTCACGCCCTCACCCATGACAGCTTCCAGCGTCGGCAGCTCCTTGCCCTGATCGTTACCGCCGCCCGTAGCTTTCACGATTGGCGGCTCGGTCAATTTGGAGCCTTCAGCGACAACCGAAACCGAAACGACGCCGGCTTCGACCCATGCGCCGGTATTGCCGGCCGTGATGATGACGCGCGGCTGATAGCCGGTCAGACCCTTGGCGCGAAGTGCCGAGTAAATGCCAGTTCGCGCGACCAGATCGCCGATCAGGTTCGCCTGCAGTACTGCCGGATCGGCGCTGTGCTCGACGCGGTTGAGGATGCACCACGATCCGCCTTCGCCAAAAACCGTTTTCACGTCTTCGAGCAACGTACCATCAGCGCCAAGCGCAGAAGATGCATTCAATGAGGTGACGAGCGTCGGATAATTCAACGGAAACGCAGCCGGATCTGCATCAGGTGCAGTACCGTTGATGAAGGTAATGCCTTGGCGCTGAACACGAAGAAGCGAGGGCGTTACCGCGCTTTCAACCAAGGTCACGCCATGCGCATAGGCCAAGTCAGCCATTTATAGACTCCTTTGAAAGTTTCAGATTGTGAGGAAAGGTTCCGGCTCATTCCCGGAAAAGAGGAAGCGCCCCGCCAGTGATGGCGAGACGGATTGTCAAAATGCGCGAGGTGTTACGGCCAGTAGGCTGGATTGGTCGCAAAATCCGCTGGGATCGGGACCATGTTTTTCAGCGCACTTGCCGCGAGGATATGGGCCTGCTTGTGGTTCAAGGCCGCGTAACCAAAACGCATCGCGGTTTGCGCATCCATCGCATGCGTCGAGTTGTCCGCAGCGATCCATCGAAACTCCGGCGGCGCGTTCGGATCAAGAAGGCGTTGCCAAGCAAGGTTGCCCGGCTGCGCGCCATAGATCGTGATTGCGTCGGTCGCCGCCGCTTTCGCGCCAGCAATGTTCTCGCGGTCTTCGGGGCGGGACTGATAATGCACGCCGTCGAAGATGAAGCCTGCATCGACACGGCGGTGGCGCTCGACATCGACCGCGTAAGGACTTGGCTGGCGGAACGTTGCTAGCGCGTCTGCATATACGGTCTCATAGGTGTCGATATCTTCGGGCGTCGGTTGAGCGGCGTCCAAGTTCCATTCCGCTATGAAAGCCTGTCCGGTTTGCTGGCCGCTGGATGCATCAACGGGCATGGCGACAAAGAAATCCACCATGTGTTTCGCGTTTGGATGCTGCTGCTTGATGCAGAGCGTCAGTTCATCGTGAGAAAGCATGTTTCACCTGTTTCGAAGGGCGACGCAGCGGAGATAGGAGGCATTGCCTTGCCCGACGTTTCCACGCCTGAGACCAATCACAACGTAGGGGTTTGACGCCTGTCCGATGCTGTCCGTGATGCCAGTATCGAAACCACTGAATTCAACGACGCCAGAATTGTGCTGGCACTCCGCACCCGCTTGAGCAAATCTGTCGTGAAGCCAGCCGTAGCCGAACGTCCATACAGCGCCGCCCTCAGAGAGATACATCCCCCAGCTGTTGTCCGGCTTCAGGAACCCGATATTCCCTGCGTTGTGGTGCAGTGCCCGCGTAATGTTTCCGTCCGTATCGATGAGGTTCAGTGTTGGTGCACCGCTTCGAATTGAGAGCGTCCCATCGATGATGCCGCCGATAAACTTCAGATACCGATTATCGAACAGAGCAGTGAGCGCGGACTTGATGTTGCCCCATGTCGTTCGAAACATGGTTGACGTGCCGGACCTTACACCCGCAAAGGTGTCGCCATCATCGGGTGTTGCGAGGCCATTGGCCCCAGCGACAGCCGCGCCAACCGTGGTGGTTGTCGTCATCGTCGGCAGGTTTTCAAGCGGCACCTTGCTATCCAGCCCAAGCGGCGCAACGCCTTCCGGCGCGTTTCGCTGGTCTTTGAGAAGATAGTTCCCAAGGCTGGTCTGGATATTTTGCAAGCCCTCCGCCGTCGCATAATAGGCTGGCAATTGCCCGCCGAATTTAAGCGTATCGGGTGCTTTGCCGCCGATGATGATCTGGTCAATCTGTTCCTGCGCCAGCGTAATCGATTGCTGCAGGGTTGCCAGTTTAGGGGCCACGTTGACCTGAATGTAATCGAGCGAAGCCTGAATGCCCTGCGCCATCAAGGTTTCGAACGAGGCTTCAAGTCCTTCGCGTGCAAGTAACCGCGAGTGAAGATCGGCCATCGTGCTATTCCACAATGGCCGATCAATCAGCGTTTTGGGGTACGATGGAAGCTGATAGCCGTCAGACCTCTCTGGCATAGTCCAGCACCTCGTCACCTTCCTGTTCAATGATATCGACAACGACCTTGCCGACCATTTCGATTTCATTGAGCGGCTTGTATGTGAACGCCCCGAGCTTGACGGGGCGAGCGAGCTTCACCTGATAGGATTTTTCAGCATTGATCTGGAAAGCCATGAGAACCCCTTAGAGTGCGGCAATGAAGGCGTCCTGCACGAACGGCACGGAGGCGACATTGTTTGTGGTGGCGGCTGGGCGCATGCGAGCGGCGTTTGCCGCCGCGCCGAGCGTGTAGGTGGAAAGATAGGTCCGACGCGAAGGCCGCTGCGGATCGACCGTGATTTCAGTCGTGTTCGGATTGACCACCGTATTTCCGACCATAATGGCGGGGGTGAATGTGTGGCGGTCAGGATCGAAGCTATCCAGCGTGTATTGCGTCTGGATGCTTGTCGTCGCGAAGCCAAAAGGAAAGCTCTTCGTGACGCCCCGCATGGTGTTGCGGTTGCGGGCAACGCGGGAGATCGCCTTTTGGTCAAGCTGGATCATCGGCTGCAAATCAGCCGTGCCCATCATGACCATGCGCAATTCCACCGAGGCAGGCAAGCCCACAAGCGGGTTTGTCGCCGGGTCGCCGTCATCCAGTTCGGTCCAGACATTCGAGCCGGAAGGCCGGATTTCCCAACCGAGTGTACAACCGCCCGGCACCCACCCCGCAAACAGCATATCGATCTGTGTCATGCCGTCCGCAAGGTTCAGAGCCTGCATCGGAATGACCGTACGGGGGCTTCGATAGCGGGCGGCATTGAGGCGGAAGCAGATATCCGTTTCCGTTGATCCTTGCGCAAATGCGCCGTCTGTCGTCAGGAACTGCGTTCCGCCCGTATACTTGTTCGAGCCTGAGATATGCAGCGCGTGCGCGCCGGTCGTCACCGTGACGAAGGCGTAACGCTTTCCACTTTCCAGCAGCGTGATAGGAAGCACGGCCTTGTTCCAGCCGACAACAAGATCGGCGTGGTTCAACTTGCCCTGCGCCAGCACCGCATCGAAACGGGGCATCCCGCCAGTCGTGGTTTCCACGATGAAGATATGCACATCGCCGTCAGCGCCGACACGGGCAAACGACAGGTCAAGACTTGTCACCTGCATGGGCTGAGCCACAAGGAAGGACTGGCCGTAGATGGAACCGTTAAGCCCCACCTGTTCGGTTACGTACTCCCAATAGGGTTCGCTGTAGGCTTCATTTCGAACCTGCCGAACGCCGTAAGTCTGGTGGCCGGGACCGTTGTTCACGCCGACATAGACGACTTCGAAAAGCTCGCCGTTGACGCTTAACATCTGCCCCACCCTGGCATCGCCGCCAAGGCCGGACCAACCAGCCGCATTCTCGCATGCGCCCATGGTCGGACCGTAGGTAACGCGAACCCGCGAAGCCTCTTTGCGGGTCGCCGTCACCTCGGTATGCACCAACTGCGAAATATTGAGGGTGCTATCGAGAGACGTGTTTGCAATGCGCGTCACCTCATCAAAGGCTGGCACCATGCGGCGACCGCGAAAAGCAATCTTCGGATCATCTTCCGCCTGCACTTCAAGGCGGGCCTGCGCTTCGGCAGCAAAGCCGAACCTGACGCCCTCTTCAATGCGGGCCAGCCAATCAACATGCGTCATGTCCCAACGATCAGGGATAAGACCGTCATCGAAGACATAGGCGCGCGCCTCGTCTGGAAGATCGACCTTCAGCCGGGCAGCGCCAATATCACGTTGCATCTGTCGGATGACTTCACGCCGTGGAATTTCGGTAAGCTTGCCCTGAATGTTGACGATCTGCGTTTCAATCGTCTCGGTCCGCATGAACAGGCCATCCAGATCGACCTCCAGCGCCGTGACGCGGCCCTCGACTTCAAAGAGGGTTTTCACGCGGTCACTGTTGCCCGGCTCGATGGCGTCGATGCCGGAAGAGGTCAACAGCACGAAGGCTATGCAAGCATCCGTGGAATCCACCACAGGCTTGACCGGAACGGGGTTTGCTTCGCCCGGCTGCACAATCAGGTCAACGACGCGGCGGATGGTCTTCGGCGTCGTGCGATTGACGATGACGCTGGTTTCCGGATCGTCGGATGTTTCGAACGGCCGGTTTGCCGTTTCGGTCACTTCCCTGCCGCGAAGCAGAATGGCAACCCAGCGCTGGTCAGAGGCAGCGACCGGAATGTGAAGCTGCAAGTTCATATTGGCCGGCGCTTCGTGCGCATAAACGATCTTGCCGGCAACATAGCGGCCGGCTGAGACCGTGATTTCCTGCGCCGATTTCCGGGCAACTGTGAATGCCGCCCAATGGGCTGGATAACCAATGGCATCAAGCCAAAGGCCATCCGTTGCGTCCTGTCCCTGCAAACCGATGGCTTCGAAATCCGAGTGATCGGCGATTTCGGCTTCAGAAAAAGCGGTTCTCTGCATTTTTGTTTCCCTCAATCCAGCCGCTTGCGATCCATGTAACCGCCGATGGCATGGCTTCCGTCGATGAAAATGTTGTCGTTAAAGGTGATGCCGCGCCGCCATGCGAAGGAAACCGAATAAAGCGTTTCCGGCGTCTTGGCGGTCGTCATGGCGAGCTTTGCGCGGCGGATCGGTTCAAGGTTGACCGAAGTCATTGCGGCCCGCCCGAAGGCGCTACGGCCGATCTGGAAACGGTTCTTCGGGGCGGTCAGCGTGACGCGCACCAGGTAGTGCGCAACGAATGGCTTATGCGCTACCGGCGTGCGCCCAATCACCGCCCGCCCGAATGTGAAGCGGTTCGGATGTGCGATGCGATCCACAATGACCGCATCGACAAAAGCAAGATAGCGCTTCAGTCCGGCAAGGGTGCCTTTCAGCGCCGCCAAAGGTGACGCCGGGTAGAGAGTGGACACGCCGGCGCATTGCGCGATCATTTCCCGCTTTCGCTCTTCGGTCCAATCGTCAAACCAGAGATCGACCGAATGATGCACTGCAAGCCAAGGCAGGAACCGCGCCGGCGTCCGGTACGGGTCCATCAGCACCGCGTAAGGGATCGGCAAGTCATCCGACATTGCGGCGGCAAGCGCCTTTTCGAATTCCTCTGACGATGTCGGAAGCAAAACGCCTACATCACTCATGCGCGCACCTCGACTTGAATATCAAGGCTGGTCATGACGGGCACCTTGTACGGGTCCGGCTCGATGATAACAGGGGCGAGATCGCGCACCCGGATCACACCATCGCCGAAGGCAGCGCCGGAAAGCAGGGCTTCCGGTATTTCACCGCCAATCAGGATGCGGGAGGTTGCCGCCGCGATGATGCGCTTTTCCGCTTCCGCCTTGATGATGCCAGCGCTGGCGCGTGCGGCCACAATTTCCAGCGAGAGCGAAACCGCATATTCGGTGCGGCCGGCCGCCATGACCGAAATAGCCACGGCTTCAGGCGCGCGGTCCGGATGCGTGACAGCAGCCCGGATAGTGGCCAGCTCGGCATCTGTCGGAAGCCTGCCCATCGGACCGGCTATGACAACATCCGTATCACCGCGCCGGCCGTGGACCGCTCGGCCATTCACCCGCGCACCCCAAAGCCCAAGCGACTTATCCGCAGATTGCGGCCACGCCGTCCAGGCATCGAAGAGATAGCGGCCGGCCGAACCAGCAGCCGGCAGATCGAAAGACAGGAGGTAGCGGCGAAGCAAAGCGTCGTCGCCTTCCATGATGGCGGCCGAGCTGGGCGTGGCAGGGGCGACAACCAAACGCACGATGTTGCGGCCGGCCGCGATGGCCTCAAGATTGCTGCCCTTGGCATAGGCCGCCAGCAGCGACCGGAAGGCATCATTGACACGCTGGCGATCCATAAGCCGCAGATAAGACCACGCTTCGCCGACAATGCCGGCAGGATCGGTTTCAAGGCTTTGCACGTCATAGACCGGCAGGGCCGGATTGATGGCGCGCATCTGGTTCCAGAATTCCAGAAACCGGACCTTGAACGCCGAATAGAGGGTTTCGAAATCCAGCGCCTCGATGGCGTCAGGAGCCGGCAGGCGCGAAACGTCGATGGCGGCCGGCGCGTAAACAGCAAGTGTCATGATGATCTGCCCGCTATGACGACCCGCACGCTTTCATCTTCCGCAATGGAATAATCGCCGCGATGGCCGAGAGGATAATAAACGCCGAAGATTTCCAGCGAGATCGCGCCGCCGGCGTCGGCACGGCTGACTTTTCCGAACCGCATCCGGAAACGCGGTTCCCATTTCTGGATGGCGGTTGCGGCCGAGGAATAGAGCGCCAGCACGTTGCGGCGCGTCATCTTGGCATCGACCAGGTCCGGCAGGTCCGAACCGAAATCGCGCCGCATGACGCGTGCGCCAATTGGCGTGTTGAGGATTTTGGAAATTGACTGCCGGGTATGATCCCAATCAGTCAGGGGCGCGCCGGTTACGGCGTTGACGCCGGTTGAGCTTGGCATCTTCTTTCCCCTTTTCATCGATTAGCGAGACGACATCGCCGAAGGGCGGCGCAAGCTCGCGGGCCTGATCGGCAGACAGTTGGATGGGTTCGCCGGCATCACGCCAGCGCCCGGCAATCTCGCAGCCGGTGCGAACCGTGTAGTTTTTCATGGGGGTTCCTCAGTCTATCGCGAAGACTTTTTCCGAGCCTTCGACAATCGGCCAAAAGCCGGCCGACGATCCGGTCGCGACGTGCACCTTGTCGCCGATCCGCGCGACCTGCTTACCGCCGTCGCCGCCGAGCTGCACGTTGTCGGATTGAATGACGACCTTGGCGGCGGTCACTTTCACAAGCCCGCCCGTCGCCTCGATGACGGTATCGCCGATCTTGATGTGAAACGGCGTGTCGCTGTTTTCGCGGGCGTTCTCGTCGCTATAGGTCGAGAAGTCGATCTGCGCGTCTGCGAGATCGCCGCTTTCAGAAACCACGTCCACTTGCTCGCCGACGCTGTAAAGCACATCAACCTTGACGCCACCGGCCGAAAGCGTGCGCGCCTTGATCCATGGCGTCACGTAGGGTTCCTCACCCTGCCGAGACAGCTCAACGCGGTACTTGCTCTTGTCGTCGCTGATTTCGGCAATCTTGCCCTTGCGGCGACGGTTGCGCTCGCGCCGCTCTATCTCGCCGATCCGATGACCCAACTCCTCAAGATGGTTGGCTAGCCAGTCAGCACCGTTCATGGCGCATCCCCATTCGGAAGCGTCAACAGCATGGCGTCGGCTTCACTGTAGGTCATGCCGTAACGCCGCATTGCCGCCGCCAGCTCATCATCATTGCCGGCGATCTGCGCCTTCATAAGCGCGATCTTTTTCGCCATGTCCGGCTCACGCTGCACCAGGTCGCTTTCGCATTTGGCAAAGAATTCGGCCATTGGCGAATCCGACTTGAGCGGGCGGCCGGCAACCGGCTCGGCGATGGCGGCGACCGTGATTTTCATCTGATGCGCCGCCAACCGAACGCCGTTCGTGTCGCCGCTGATGCGCGCGCGCTGGCATTTCTCAATCCGCAGGATCAGGCGACCGAAGATCGCGGCCCACTCATTATCGGGATCGACAAGGGCGTCGGCAATCTGTCGAAGCGTCATGTCGAGGTAGAATTCGAAGTTGGCATCCGCAGCCGGCAGACCAGCCATGATAACCTTTTCATCCGTCTCCGGATCGGAAATCACATGCGGCGTTGCCACGCCCGCCTCAAAGACAAGATCGATTTCGCCGCTTGCGGTCAGAGAGCGCACTTCGAGGCCGCTCACTTGTTTGCTGTCGTCGGTATAAACCGAAACGAATTGTTTTTCCTGCGGGGTTTTAAGCTCGCCGGCCGTGCTGGTTTCCAGTGCGCCAATCTCGCTATCGAGAACGTTGTCACCAACCAGCGTGCGCCCCTTCACAGCTTGAAGAGCGCAGATGCGAAGGGCAATACGGACAAGGGACATGGCACCTACCAGCGTCAGGCTTGGTTAAGCCCAACGATCAGCCGGGCGTGATTTCGGTCATCGACCGTCGAAACTTCAAAGAGAGGCGCGCCGGGGCGATCCAAGGCGCGCACATTGTCCTGTTTGCGAAGGACGATATCGGGGTGTTCGGTCCGGTCGATGTAGAGAAACGCTTTCCCGGCCGCGATCCGCGAATGCAGGGAGCGACCGGCATTGACATCGAGTGGGCCGGCCGTTTCGTCGCCGGTCCGCAAAACTGCCATGATGACGATTTGCGGCCGCTCCGGATCGGTTTTCGTGTTCTTCATGGGAGACAGCCGAATGCGCTCTGCAAACCTTTGATCCACGCCGGACACGACCGCGTCACGCGCGGCCCGAAAAGAAGAAGCAATCGGCATGACAATCCCCATGGAGAGCGCCCGGCCGCCGCGATGGCGACCGGGTTATCGTTGATGATCAGTTGGTCTTAAGCTGCACCAGGCAGTTGGGCTGCTTGCAGATGGCCAGCATGTTGGACTGCGACTTCATTTCGAGGCCGGCACCATGTTTCAGCGTCTCCGTAGAGATGAAGATCGAGCCGTCTTCTTCCTCGGAGGGCGCCTGGTTGACGGTATCGATATGGTACGCCGGCGCATCATAGGTGCGGAACATGGACTGCGTTCCGGAGGGATAGGCGGTACCGCTGTTGTCATCGACGTTCTTGACCGATGCCATCGAACCGTCGTTGGCCTTGACCGGCAGACTACCCTTGTACTCGCGGAAGAGAATGTCGCCGAATTCGAAGACGCGGCCCCAGTTGCCGCCGAGGCGCTGGCGTTCAAGCTGGGTGTGAAGGCCTGAATTCTGCGCCTGCACCCAAAACTTTTCGACCTTCGAGTGCGAAATCAATTTCGTGAAGAACTTCGTATCGACCACGGCTTCCACCGCACCGACCGTCTCACCCTTCGCATTCTCGATGATGTGGTCGCTGGCCTCTTCGCACTTGGCACGAACATCCGTCCCGGCCGTGCCGAGGGCAAAATCGATTTCCTTCTTTTCGACATCGAACGTGTCGTAAAGATTGTAGAGCGTGCGAAGCTTGCCGTCCTTGATTTCGCCGCGGAGCATGCCGAGCCGCAGAAATTCGCGGGTGATGGCGTGGTTCTTACGGATGATGACAAGCTTGCGCTCAAGTTCGGCATCGAGCGATCGCTCGGTAATCTCGCCGTTGACGACTTCGAGCATGCCGTCGATATCGCCGACAAGGATGTTCTCCAGGTGGACGAAATGGGGGATTGCGATGATGATGCCGCGTTGGTCTTCATCGCTTGAAACCTCACCAGGTGCACCGGGTTCCTGATGTGCAAGAACCACGATCTGACCTTCGCGGAAGTCGATGCGGACCATGCGCGAGCGCTTCGGTTCGCTCGGCGCGATGTCGAGCGCATTGAGCAAGCCGAAGGTATTCGGCAGTTTGTTGACCTCTTCGGAGAGTTCAACGTTTGTGTAAGGCAGCAAGATTTCAGGCATTGCCGATTGTTCCTTGTGAAGAAAAAAGCGCAGGACATCGCGTCCCGCGCGCGCAGGCTGAAAGGCCGGCTATTGTTGGAAAGGGTGGATCAGGCGCGCAGGATCAGGCCGAGGCGGTCCTCGATATCTGCGATGGCAGCGGCCTGCTGTTCGGCAGTGACGCCAGCGGGCCAGACGATGTTGGCACGGTTGAGAACCGAGAAGCGACGGGAATAAAGCAGCCCGTCAACGCGGTCCACGCCGTTTGGCGCTTCGCAATCCTTCAGGCAGACGCCGTGAACGATCTGGCTGCCGTCCGTGGCGGCCGGGTCCCATGCGATCAGCTTGCCTAGCTTGTCGCCGGCAGGCGCTTCCACAGTACCGGCGATGCGGCCGACGAGTTGGCCGAGCTTGACCAGGCGGGCGCTACCGCCAGTGCCGCCGAGCAGCGTGCCGACGCCGCGCGAGATTTCGGGATCTACTTCCTTCTTCAGCAGCGTGGACATGCCGGGGGTCTGCTGGAATTTCATGACAGGCAAAGTGCCCATGGTTCTTTCCTTTCGAAAGGAATTGGAGTTTCAGGGGTGGCGCGCGGAGCCGATCAACTCTTTTTCATCTTGGCGGCGCGGGCGTCCATGCGAGCGGACAGACCGCCCTTGGCCTGTGGCTTGCCGTTCGGATCGCGGTTCAAGTCCTGCGCATTCATCATGCGGCGCGGAGGCTGGTATTCGCCGTCGCCGGCGTCCGCTTTCGGCGCGACGGAAAGCGTTGCCTTGGCGGCCTCGACGGTGTTGCCGGCGTTGAACAGATGTTCCGCCAGCGGCTCACGGCCCTTGGCTTCATCCAGCGCCATGATGGCAGTGCGGCGTTCGAGAGCCTCTTTTACGGCGTCGTTCGCGGAGGCCGTCAGCTTTGCGACCTGTTCTTTCAGGCCATTGAGTTCCGTTTCAAGCTGCTCGGCGCGCTCTTTATCGGTCATGGTGGTTTCCTTTGGAGGGTTTGGCGTTTGGGTTTTCGGCGGATGGCTGGATGCCATCGACCATTTCTTCGTCTTCGCCAGCGCAACCAGTTTTTTGGGCGCGTGCGCAAACAGGCTGTAATCGAAGGCGGCAACAGGTTTGGACTTTTCAGTCGCGGTCGCATCGGCAAAGCCCTCAGAAACCGCTTCATCCGGTGTGAACCAGCGTTCCGCCTTCATGATTTCGCGGCAGTCTTCAGCGCTCTTTCCGGACTTTGCGGCGTAGACGCGCGCATAGGAGGTTGCCAAAGCTTCCAGCGCCTCGATTGTCTTGCTGTGTTCGCTGGAGTTACCGGATGTGAAACCGCTCGGATCGTGGATCATCATCACGGAGCCGGCCGTCATGGTGACGGTTACGCCCGCCATGGCGATCAGGGAGGCGGCCGACGCCGCAATGCCCTCTATGACAATGTTCGTGATACCGGGGCGAGCGGAAAGAAGGGCATGAATTGCAGCCCCCTCAGTCGCAACACCGCCAGGAGAATTCACATGAACATCAAGTTCGGAATCGTCCTCAATCTGCGAGAGTGCAACGATCACATCAGCGGCGGTGAAGCCATCATCATAATAATAGTCACCGACATAGCCGGTAAGCCGAAGCTTTCCGTCCTCAACAATTACTGCCATTTTGGTTTACCTCAGTAGGGCCGGAAACGACCGCTGATAGCGTGCCGCCGTATTTTGGGTTTCTCGCCGCGCGCGATCTGGCAATTGCGAAGGGCTTCGTTCAAAGCGCGCTGCACCTGGTCGAGCGAGGCGGTGGAATAGCGCATCATGTCTTCACCGAAGCGGCCTTCCGTCATCATCTCGCCGGTAAGCAACGCTTCCTCGACGCGGCGCAGTTTTACTGCGCGCGCGCACCAATCGATCTTTAGGGGATCGTCATTGTTGGCCATCAAGCGGCCTCCTGTGCTGGATCACGGTTGCCGACAGCAGCAGCCCCGAGCGGCCCGCCACCCCCGCCTTGCGAGCGGCCAAACGGATGCGGAACGCCTGCGGCTTCAAACATCTTCTTTTCGACGCCGAGCTGTTCGATCTGTTCCTCGCCATTCTTTCCGGCCTGTGCGCATTCGTCGTGGAAGGTGGATATTCCGGTTTCCAGACGAATCTTGACGGCAAGCGCCGCCTTATAATCATCGGCGGATGGTGCGGCCGGTCCGCTCCATTCAGTCTGATAGACGCTTTCGCGGTCCCGGCTGAAGGCTGCATATCCGCCCTTGAAAGGAATGATCTTGCGAAAGATCATTTCATCAAGCCAGCGCTCGAAAACACCCTGAAGGAACGGGGCAACGATCCGCGAACGCCGGCGCATGACGATTGGCCAGATGCTGGCTACGGCCATGCGGACCGACGAATAGGAGGCGTTGGAATGATCCATCGCCAGCGCCTCGTATGTTATGCCGAGGCAGCGGGCGATTTCTTTCAGGAGGCTCTGAAAGAAGGGCAGATATTGCGAACCCGGCGTTGCGGCCGTGTGCATCTCGAATTCTTCACCCGGTCCAAGATGATTTATGCGACCGGAGTCAGACATCGAAATGCCCTTGGTCTTCAGAGCATCGATACGATTGCCCCAAACATCCATCAGGTCTTGCTGCAGGCCACCAATGTATTCATCCCAATCACCATCGTAACCTTCAGGCGCTTCAATGTCGGCAAGCGTTTCAATTGCCTTGAAGGCTTCGTCACTCGGCTCCGGGCTTTTGATCGTCGCCGCGAAGATGGTTTGCATTAACGCCGTTGCCAGAGTCGCATCCGCAAGCTGGTCGGACTGCGCAATGACCTTCAGCGCCGGGGTAATAACCGAAATACCGCGCGGACTATTCAGGTTTGCGGCGCGGTCCATGACGTGGATAACGTCTGCGCCGTCAATAGTCCGATCGGACTCGATGCCGTTCTTGCGAACTCGGAACTTGTAGCCAATCGGCCGGTTGAGTTCGTCGTGGTAGACGCCCTGATCCAGCCCCTTGCTTTCGGCGGTTGTGCGCGGGCAACGATGCGACGCAAGAATGGACACCTTCAAGCCGGTCTTAAGCCCGAGGCGGCGCTGTTCATCCAAGGGCAGTTGATCGAGGATGGCAAAACCTTCACCTGACGCAAGGAAACTCAGTAACAGCGCTTCCGCCATATCGGCAATCGTCGCCTTGCCGGCGAGATCGCATTCCTTCGGGTTCCATGCATAACGCCGCCAAGCCCGCTCAACCTTGCGGCACCACGCCGAGGCCTCCTTTTTCGTATAGCCGAACGCTTCGAGCTGGGAGCGCAGGTTCAGTTTGAGTTCGTCACCGATGGTGTCGGTGATGATCTGTTGAACCGCGCCCGATATCCAGCCGCTGTTCTGCATGAAGTCGAAGGCGAGCGCCGAGGCGCGTTCTGCCGACTGGCGGACATCGAGCCGTGCATCGCGCGTAACGGCGCGGCGCATGGCAAGTGTCCCTGCCTTGTCGCCGCGCAGATACCGCGCTTCCCTCTGGCGCGCCTTCAACTGCGATGGAAGGGCCTTCAAAAGCCTATTCTTCGCTTTTGTCAGGATGCCCGGTGTCGAGATTTTCAAGAGTATGACCCCCAACGTTTGCGCTGACGCGGCTTTTTTCCGGTTGCTGGCGCTGGTTTCGTTTTTTGCTTGCTGAAGGGGCTTTCGTCGGCCAGGTCGAACAAGTCGTTGATCTGTTCCGGTTCGCCATGAAGATCACGGAGCAAATCGGCCCAGCGGTCCGTTGTCAGTCGCCGCTTGTTTTCGAGGTGCCAAGCGAGGGCGTAGGCGTAAACGGTCACGTCAAACCAGTCATTCTGGCGACCGTGAATCTTCTTCCATTTACGCCCTGCCTTTGGGCTGACCAGCTTTTTAGAGCTGCGCTTGAGACTGGTTCGCGCCTCTTCGGCCTCATCGACCAACCGTTCCGCCGTCAGCTCCTCGGCGAACTCGCTGTCGCAAAGGTTGGCAGCAAAATGGATGGTGCCGCGTGGCCACTGTTTATCCTCGCCGACGCCCTGCACCAGGTTGGCGAGAGCGGCGGTAACGGCAGTTTTCACATCGTAGAGGCCGACCGGATAAAGCAGGACTTTCGCAATCACGCGGTTGCGATGGTCCTTGATATCCTTCTTTTTCGGCGTTCCGAGCCATGGCAGGCCGATGGGTTCGCGACCATCGAGAGCAAGCACATTCGGCCGGCCGGCGCAGAACCGGTAAACGCGGTCCGTTGCCCAACCGGTATCGACACCGGAAATGTCCAAGCCCTTTTCTTTGCCGCTCGGCGTGACATAGGTCCGCGAGAGCGCGTCAGAAAGCTTGATCCAAGGTTCGTCCGACTTGTCGGGCGATCCCTCGAAAATCTCGCGGTCGATGAGGCAATACTGCCCGCGCGGGCCGATGGCATAGACGCCCCACTTGATGCCGTAGCCTTGAACGTCAGCGGCCGAGACCAGCAACGCCGCCCATTCGGGAATGACGTTGTTCGGTATGGCTTCTTCACGCGCCGCCTCAACGATCTTTTCGTGATCGATTTCCTCGCCGCCCGGATCGTATGGCAACGCCAAATCCTGCTGATAGAACGTCTTCAGCTTTGTCGTGTTGCCTTCGGCGTCTTTCCAACGCTTCCAGATTTCAGCCCATTTTTCGCGCGGTGCGTAAGCCGCCCAAAGGTGATAGCTCGGTTGCCAGTCGCGGCACCTTCCCTCTAGCGGAGGGCAGAGCCATTTCGGAAGATCGGCCGGCGCTATCGCGAGCGGTACCGGATTGTCACCTTCATGAACACGCCGCGCGATCCAGTGCGCCTGTTCTTCCATCTGGCGCTTGTGGCCATCAAGGATAGGCTCGTTACACTTGATGCAACGCATGTGGACCGGCAGGCCGCGTTCCAGATCGGGACCGCGCATCTGATCGAATTCCAGCGCCTGATAGGTGCCGCAATGCGGACAGGGCATGTAGCGGTAACGATGGTCGCCTGCCTCGAAATCTTCGGTAATGGCGCACTCGCCAGCGATGCCGGGTGTTGATCCCTGCCATTCCTTGGCAAGATCGCCGTACATCTTCTGACGTGCCCGCGCCTGATCGCGGGGACTGCCGCGACCGTCAACATCGGCCGGGTAGCCCGTGACTTCGTCCATCGCCAGATACTTGATGGACACCATCTGCAAGCCCTTGGAAGAACCTGCATTGACGATCTGGCAGAAGCCGCCGGCGTAGCGCTTGAATGCGGACGTGCTGCCTTGTTCGTCGCGGCTGTTGACCGGCATCACCTTGTGAGCGATCCGGGGCGATACCTCGATTGTCGGCTGCAACTTGATGCGGTTGAACTTCGTCGCCTCTTCCAGCGTCGGCAGCACGATCATCATCGAGCCGGGCGCTTGATCCACGATGAAGCAGAACCAGTTTTCAATTGCGGTCGATTTGCCGAGCTGGGCGGCCCAGCGGCATGTGACGCGCCGCGCCGGATGATCCGGATGCAGGCAATCTTGCGGCTCGCGAAGATATGGAACGCGATCCGTCAGGAAGTCCCCCGGCCACGGCGAACCCGATTCCGGCGACACCTTGCGATAGGCGTCGGAAAATTCGCTGATCGTCAGGTCTTCGGTTGGCCGGCTGGCGGCGGCCATCCCGCGAAACAGGACCAATGCGCCATGTATAAGCTCTGGAAACGGTGCGCGCGCATCGTGAATGGTCACTGTTAAGCCCGCCCTGATTACTCTTGCTGAACGAGTTCACCGCCTTCGGCTTGGCGCTTCAGCGCTTCAAGCTGCTTTGTCACCTGCTCATTGAAGGTCGCCAGACCGAGTTTGGCGAAGCCCTTCAGGGCGAGGCGAACGGTTCGTTCGTCCCAGCCGAACTTGAGCGAGAGCGTTGCGGCTTCCGGCTCGATGGCGCGCTCGAATGCACTTTGCATCAAGGCAACCGCATCGCGCCCGGCCTGATCGACCTCATCAACGGTGGTGAGTTCACCCCGCCGTTTGGCGAGGTCCATTTCCTTCAGCTCGGCGTCGGCGAGCGCTTTGCGTGCGTTGCCATCGGCCTGCGTTTTGTTGCGATTGTGGACATTGCCCGAGGAAGGTGCGGGGCTGGCCACGCTGCTAAACAGCGTGCCGGCCGGGGCAGAGCGGATGCGAATGTTGCCAGATCGATGTTCGACTAGGGCGATGTAATCAACCTTGTTCGACTTTCCGTCTTCGCGCAGCGGCAACGCTTCCGCGTGCTGCTTAAGGTAGCGTGAGAGCGTCGAGCGATCCACCTTGTCGCCGGATTGCGTCAATCGCGCCGCCGCTTCGGTGATGGAAATCCAGTCTTCGTCCATCAAATCCATCCGTGCAAGCGTGCGTGCATCGTGCGTGTATGCGTGTACCGCTTTTCGAAAGTGCAACTAGTGAAATCGCGCAGTACCCCTGTCCCGTATGGTCGATTTTCTTCGAATACGGTCCCTAAATGGGGGGGGGTGGGGGGGGGTGCCGCCCCTCAAAGGGGGCAGGGTCGAAGGGGGTCAGGGGACCAGCTTATCAAGCACTGCCGAAACGCGTTGATCAAGCAACGGAGCGGCGATCCGATGGAAGGCGGCGGCCGTTGCGCCCGATGACATCTCCACCGGAATGAAGACACCCGACCGGGCAAAGGTGATCTTGCTGCCCGACGAATTCAACCGGTAGAAGACATGGCCGTTGAACGCGGGAACCTCTTTGCGATCCGGGAACAGCCCGCCCCGCATGAAAGTGCCGGGGTAAAGCGTTGCCTTGCCGAATGGCCTTGCCACCACGCCAGCCGGCGTTTCCTTCGGCCGAAGATACTTGAGGCGGATGTTTCCGCCCCGCGTCGTCATATCGTAGATGTACCGACCGGGCCGAGCTGCCGCAGGATTGCCAATCGCCTTGACGATAACCTGCCGTGGCAAGCCGGTCTGTTTCGTCAGCTCACGGATGACAACCGTTTTCGAGCGGTTGCCCACCTGGTTGACGATGCGGGGCAAGACTTTCGGGAATTGCGCATTCAGCGTTTGAAGGCGCTTGCCGTACTTGGCAAGGTTTCTATCGGCCCATTTGATTGTCAAAACACCAGACATGGCCGCGCCTCCGGGAAATAACCCCTATACAAACGCAAAAGGCGACCGGTTAAGGTCGCCTTCTGAAAACATAGCTATCGCACTGACCTTGACTCGATGCCTCATGAGCGAGGCTGGCAAGGCTGGGTTTCGGACCACCTGTTCCCTGTAACCGTCTGGTTAGCTTTGGCAGCGTCTAGCGCTGGCATATGAGGGTGGCGAATCCGAATTATCCGTTGCCCAAATGACTCTCACACCTTTTTCAGAAATGCAAGAGCCAACGTAACGACGCCGACGCGATCCCCAAAACCGTCTATCCAGACCTTCGCTTTCGGTTCGCGGGAGGCCGTCACCTGCACCACAACGCAACGCTTGCCGGCGAACGGGCCATGAGTGATATCTGCCTTTGTTCCCTGCCCGATGGAGCGATCCACCGGCATGCGGCTGATATCGTTTGTTTCGTAAAGCGCCTTCAGTTTGGCCACATCGCCGTCATGGACAACATGATAACCAGCCTCGTTGCCGACAAAGTCGATCACGCCGCTTTGTTTTTTCAGGCCAGCGAAGGCGCGGGCCGATGGCAGAATGCGAACCAGCATGTAACCGGAAAGAACGGAGCGTTCGCCCTCGATTTTTACGCCTTTTTTGACCGCCTGAAAGCGTTCGCGAGGCACGTAAAGTTCAACATTCGCCCGCTTCAGGCTTTCTTCAAGAACCAGCTCCTTTGCGCTTTCAACCGCCAAACAATACCATCGTGCGTCCTTTGGCCGGTCAGCAAACAGGGACATGACAGCATCGGCAAGGCGCTGGGACGCTAGCCGCTGCCTTCGCGTTGTCTCGGTTTTCTGCCATTGTGACGGCTCATTATCCGCGCAAGCCATCGCCTGCGCCCCCGATTTTCTTCCCCGCATGCCCGTCAAACCTTGCTAATCTGTGTTTCAAATTCGGTGATAGCGGCCTCAACAGCCGTATCGAGATTGGTTTCGGCCGGATCGACAGGCGGAAAACGCATCCCCATGGGCGGCACCCATGAGAACCACGGCCAGCACCGGCGTTCGTGCAGACGTTTCCACGCGGCCAGCAGATCGCTATCAGGCGCGACCCATTGGAACCGTTCGGAAATTGGCTCCAAGAACGTCGAGCAACGCCAAGGTTCGCGCCGTCTAGCGGCAAAAAGCATGCCCTCGACAACACTTGCGCAGTAATCAACCAGCTTGTTGCGGCGGATTTCCTCGAATGACTTTTTTCCGGTATCGAACATGAGTTTTTCGACTGGCGCTAACCGGATTGGCTGGTTCGAGGCCGTCAAAAGCATTTCAAGCCAAGTCGCCATCCAGAGATTGGAAAACGATTTCGCGGGCACTTTCGCGACCGGTCCGCTGGCAGGCGGCAAATCCTTCCAAGCCTTCTTCCGCAAATAGATAGCTGGGCTATACGGCTTCACCCTGCCCTCGATCCATCTGAGATACGATGGCGTCAAGCGGATGCAGTCGCGGCGGTCCGCGTCAGTCAGTTTGTCCCATTCGGTTTTTGCCTCGTCACGGCTGTAGTCTTCGTGGCGGGGCCAAGTCGGTTTCCAGCGCTCAAACTCCCTGTTTATCCGCTTTCGCTCTGACGGCGTCAGTGCGCGCTCGCCCGCGCCTCTATCTGGAGAGTTAATTGGAGAGGTAAGTGGAGAGTTATTATAGAGGGGGCGCTCTGCCCCCACCTTATGGGGCGCTCCGCCCCCAGCTTCGGGGCGCAATTCCCCCACCTCGCCAGCACTGGCATCGTCATAAGGTGAGGGCATGATACCTCCACCTTGCTGCAATAATTCTGGATGGCTGTAGCCGTCTGGCCAGCGCGCCACATACTTCTTTTGACGCCATTTTTGACCTTTCATCCCGGCAGGCTCTACGCGGAGCCAGCCCTTTTCCTCGGCGGCTCGCAGGTGAATTCTGATTGTCTTGCGGTCGCGCCCGCTCTTTTCGACCAGATCGCCGATGGGAGGAAAGCAACGGTCGCCTTCGCGGTTCATGAATTCGGAAAGCACGCGCAGAACGTCTCGTGTGGTCGCGGGCAGATCGGAATTGCCGATTGCCCAACGCCAGCGCCACATCCGCGATTGCTCCTTTCGTGTCCTGTGTTCGTTCATTTTCAGTCCCTAAACCCCGTCATATGCTCGATTTCACCCTTTCCAGTTTTCATAATGGCGGCGCAGGTCGAGCCAACGGCCGGCCGCTTGCGCGTCGTCATTCAGTTGATTTTTGGATTTGATCGCTAGAACGCTTTTCAGCCGGGTATCGGCCGCAGTAGCGGTCTTCACCGGACCGCCCGCCGTGTTCGCCTCAAGGAAGCGCCAGAACGATGGTTCCTTGACGGTTATTGCGGCATTGGCGGCATAGTTCTTTTCCCGCGCCTTGCGCTCTTCTCGCCCCAACGCGCTGCGCAGGGCCGCAATGATCTTGCTTGCCCTTTTGCCAACATCGAGAAGCATGCGGGCGACATCGAGGCCGAGCGCGACCAGCTCGATTTCGTGTGACAAAGCATCCTTGCTGAAGGTTGCGATTATGGTCGCTTCGTCCAAGTGGCGAAACGCGACCAGGTGCACCCGGTCATTGTCGGTTTCTACTACCCACTGATCGCCGGCGAGCCGATCCGTGAGGTAGCGTACCCGCTCAACCTTCTTTTGCTCGGCCTGATGATCCCTCATGCGGCCACCGCTGCAACGGCTAGATGGTTGCAATTCGCAGCCGCGAGCGCCTTTGCAATCGGCGGGCAAACGCTATTTCCAACGCAGGAAATCTGCACTTCTTTGGAGAACGGAACCCATTCAGGACCGCCGTTGTGGCCGATCCGCGAGCGATCATAGTAGCCGTCGATCTTGTAGTCAGCAGGGAAACCTTGCGCCGTATAAAGCTCGCGAGGTGTCAGCATGCGCATGCCGATATCGACCACAACGAATGTCAGGCCGTCGATTTCCAGCGTGACGAATTCGCGTTCGTCCCAAAGTCCATGGGATCGCATGAAATCCGCCACCTGCCGCGCGCGAGCTGCTTGCGCTTCAGTGAATGGCGGAACATTGATTTCCGCCTCAAGATGAGCGTGACGCGCCTTACAGGTTGCCGTCCGCATCGGTTCATCGCCACGCGAACCTTCGCCAGTCTCGTAATAGGATTGCAGGAACGGCAATATCAGGCGGGTTTTCCCCTGCCCTTCCGGCATTACCGTGCCGCAGGGCTGCATCATGCTATGGCCGGTCGAAGTGCCGAAATCTCGCGCCACGTAGGCGGCTACGAGCTGCTGATGGCTTCCGGTTTGCGTGACCGTCGCCAACGGCGCATTCGCAGGCCGGCCGGGGTTAACCCCGCCAGCGCGCCGGCTATCGTTGTTGTGCTGGGCCATGAATGCGCAGATGACGGCATTCTGATCTTTGCCGCTGGCAGTGATGGTGTGCGCTGGCGTCTTCACAGAGCGATTAGCGCCGCCCTGCTGGGCATAGGTCAGGACAGGAGCGACAAGCGCTTTTTCCCCTCTCTTAGCGCCCGTGATAGTGCGCGCCGGCTGACCCAAATCCTCAACACGACCGCCATGTGTAAGGTTGACCAGGTACGGACGGCCGGCCCGCAACACGAAGCTGTCAAACCCACGCGCAACCCGTGCCATAGAATTGTCAGCTAGAGGGCGCTTTGCAATGACGCCGTGCTTTTCCTTGATTTCGCTGGAGGTGTCGAAAATCGAAGGGCAAGGAATGCTGTAATCAATGCAGTCACCGACGATAGGCCACGGCAGTTTGCGGCCGGCGATAACATCAGGATCATCCGGGCGGCCATGCGTCGGAACGGGCCAGACGATTGGTTGACCGTCAAAACGGATGATGATGAACAGCCGCTTCCGGATCGTCGGCGCACCATAATCGCACCCGCGCAGCTCGCGGCTTTCCATTTTGCCACCAAGCTTGCGGATAGCCTTGCACCATTTTCGATAGCTCTGCCCCTTCTTTTCGGGATCGGGCATCAGGCCGCGCGGCGTCATGATGAGCGGGCCGTAATCCTTGAATTCCTCGACATTCTCCATCATGACGACATCGACCCTGCCGCCGCTTTTCTGGATGCGCTCGATCCAGCCGGGAATGATCCAGCAGAGGTCACGAATGTTCCTCTCGACAGGCTTGCCGCCCTTCGCCTTGCTGAAATGCTTGCAGTCAGGCGAGAACCACGCCAACCCGATATGCTTGCCGCGCAAATGGTCTAGCGGGTCGATCTTGTAGACGTTTTCCGAAAGGTGGATTGTGTTCGGGTGGTTTTCTTCATGCAGCCTAAGCGCCAGAGCATTGTGATTGATGGCATAGTCTGGCGACCGGCCAAGGGCTTGCTCAATGCCGGTCGATGCGCCGCCACCACCTGCGAAACTATCGATGATGTATGGCCCGTTTGGACCGATGGCAGGAGCCGCCGCCAAAAGCGTGCTTGCGAAAAGTGCACCAACATGAGCGTTCACGCTGCACCGCCTTCCGGCGTGCCAGCCTGATTGCCCCAAAAGTCCCACATGCCATTCAGGCGAATGTCACCTTCCGCGAGACTGTCTTTGCGCTGGAAAAGCTCAAGCTTGCGCAGGTTCGGCCAGAGCCGGTCAATCTCTTGCGCGAAATAGACGGGCTTCCGGCTGTGCGGACCTTTCTTTTCCCGATAAAGGCTGCGGGGCTGTTCGCCCGGCGTCGGAGCGGGAAAATTGCCTCTCTTTCCGATAAGCAGGTGTTCGGTCTGGTCACGCAGCTCAAAGCCCATGCCCATGTCTTCCTTGTCCCAAGTCCAGACCGTGCACAGCTCGAAGCCCCACGCCTCAAGCACTTCAATTCCGATTTTCATCCGATTGCTGGTTGTCCAAAGGTAAAGGCGGGCATCGCGCGTGAAGGGCGATCTATCGCCAGCACACAGCGCCTTGATTTCATCGACCGACATGGACGGGTATTTCAAACCCTTGTCCTGCCCCGTTTCTTCGCTCCATGCGTCTTGCGGCCACGCCGGGTCCGCATAGCCCACAGCATATGCGGCGCGGGGCATCGCCATGCTGTTGCGCCGGCCGTGTTCGGCAATCGCGCCAATGAGGTTGAGGCGGCTTTCCCGGTTTTGTTTTTGCTGCGCAGTTCGAACAAGCTTGCTTTCAGCTTGGACGGCCTTGTCAGCAGCGAGGAGCGCGCGGACATAGCTTTCCTGCGCTTCGGGCGTCTCGATCTTTTTAAGATGATCGAGCGTCACCCCGTTGTTGTGTCGGGTGCCGATCAGCTGCTGAATTGCGGACTTGGAAATCTTTTCGCCACGCTCGACATCGCGCCGGATGGAACGTTCATCCCTACCAGTCGCCTCGGCAGTTGCGGCGGCAAACGACTTGGCGTCACGGACAACTTGTCCGCCACGTCCCTGCGCAGCGTTTGAGGCAAGAGCCTGCGCAACCCCTTTAGCCGTTTCCGGATACTTGATGAGATGCAGCTCTTTGCGCCGAGCCATGAACAAAGCGCGCTCGGCGACACTCAAATCGGAGCGGATAAGGTTCTCGTCAATTTCCCATAGCTCGCGATCCGTATCGTCGCCCTGCTCATGAAAGCAGAGAATGGTTGACATGCCCAACCTGGTACACGCTTCCAGACGATGACCGCCGGCGCTAAGGCGAACCGACGCATCCGCTTCATCGCCATACACCGTGATAGGGGTTTTAAGCCCAACCGCTTTGATCGAATCCATGAACGAAAGCACTTTGGCTTCATCCAGATTGCGCAGCCGGGTTCCGACGATGATCTTTTCAATGTGCCGGGCGACGGCAATCTTTTTCTTTGGTTCGAGGATCATCGGCTAGGCTCCGTCCGAACATAGTTCCCGTGATCCGACGCCTTCAGCTTTTCACCGACCCTTTTGCCTGACACACCGCGCGCAAGCATCTTTTCCGCTGCTTGCGGATGAAACTGGAAAGCCGCACCAGATATGGCGCGGCGAGCATCGACCGGGAGAGCATCGAAACGCCGCATCGTTGCGGCCTTTTCTGGATTGGGGGGAGGAAGCCGATCCGGACCGTCCATCAATGCACCCCCATGATCTTGTGCAGATAGGCTTGCCCTCGCCCTGTAAGCCGTACGATCTTGCACCGGCTTTCGTCGCTGATAAGCACATAGCCGGCCTCTTGGCAGACCTCGGCGCAATTGCGGTCGTGAAGGCGCACAAGCTGCATGCGCCCTCCCGCGTTTTTCAGCATGCGCAGAAAAGCACGGTCACGGTTGGAAATCGGCTTCTCGATAATGGGCTGGACAAGATGGGGAGACGGCGAACGGGCGGGCTTCATTCGTCACCGCCGATCAACATTTCGGCGACCTTCGCCAGGTGTTGCTTTGCCAGTCCAACAGCCTTAAGGCCCGCCTTTTTCTCAGCGGTAGTTAGATGGCCGTCAGAAAGGGCTGTTGCCAGCTCACGAACAACATCGTCGAGTACGCCGTCGAGGCGCAACAAACCCATGGGGCAAAGGCTGACTTCCGCCGAGCCGCCATCATCTTTCACCAGCGAATAACCAGCCTCGCGAGCTAGCGTAGTGAGGATGAATGGATGAGCCGAACGCCGATCAAGATCGAGAGCCAGATCGACGCGAATGAAGCTTGAAGCCCATTGCGGGTCCGGCGAGGCGTATTTTGTAAGAATAGGGCTACCAACGCCTATAATCTTCGCCGCCGAGGTGACGCCGCCAACAGCATCGTAAGCAGCCTGCGTGTTGGCCTTCAGGGCCGCTTCGGTAATCTTGGAAATTGAACGCACTGAGAAACCCCACAAAAGCAAGGAAATTAAATCTGGAAATGATTCCGTGAATGCCGCTCGCAGGCGGTGTAATCAGGTGACAGCTACAGAGTTACGGAGATCACCCGATGCGAAGCAAAGTCAGAAACCCGCGCCAGAGCAGCAGTGAGATAGCGCCCCGGCGCGGGCCGCAGCAGGCCGGGAGGAATGGCCGCGCGATTGGAATGGACGCCGCGAAGATGTGCGGACACCTTCGCGGCTGGCTGATGCACTTTAGGACTTATCGGCACCAGATCGGTGAATTCAGTAGTCATCTATCGCCACCAGCAGCCCGGTTGATTTTATTGAAGTAGCGAACGAGGTCACTTGCAGAAACCTCCCTCCCGGTAGCGTCCTCGATTAGCTCGATGTGCTGCGGACGCGGAAACGCGCGGCAAGATTCCCACTTTGAAACCATACCCTTTGACGCATTCACCAGCCGCCCAAAGGCATGCAGGGAGAGATTGCGCTCGCGGCGATATTTAGAAATAGGATGCTCCATGGATTCGAACATGTATCTAAATTCGACACAAAAGCAAGCGGGAAGCGTGTCCAACAAAGAAACATACATCGGTTTCTTTTTTAGATACAAAATGGGTATGCGTGAATGGATCAAAAAAGCGATCACTTATAAAACCGGCGATGGTTACGGATCGCAGACGGCCGTTGTGACGATGCTGGCTGAAAACTGCGGCTGGACGCCAACACGCGGCAAACTGAACAAATTGATTTCAGGCCGGCAAGAGCTAAGCGCGTCGGATATGTATGACATATCTTTAGTCACCGGATACCCCGTTCCTCCTTCGAGAACAGGCGACGAAAATCTAGACGCCTTTCTTGAACTCTATAATCGAACGCCTGAAAAGCACCGGAAAACGGCGCTGGATGCGGCTATGGTGTATATGAAGGCATCGGCTGAATAGCAGGGTTTCCGGTCCTTACGAGCATCACGAATTCCATGTCCTCGTGAATGTTTACGCTCCACGATCCACCGTAATTTTCCGCTAGCTCTTGCCTCAATTTGTCGGCGTAGACCAAGTGACCTTTTCGAGGGGCAGGCTCGGGCCGGGAGGCCGCGCTCACCATGCACATTGCCGCGACACCAACGGGTGCCTTCAACAAATTTCTTCGAGTATTCTCTTGCATTCCTATCCCCTAAAACTCGGGGTTAAGATGGAACAAAATAAGAACAGAGACAAGGAAAAAATTCCTTGTTCACAACCTAGTGTGGTTTCATCGCAAAAATTCCATGTGAAATATGATTACAATTCGAGCGTCCTAAGAAATCAAACACATAGCCGAATTGCACAATAAGTTTCGTAAAAGGATACATTTCACATTGACGAATGTATCAAATTAAGAGACATGATTGCTCCATCCCGAACCGTTAAACCTCGGACGGCAGGGCTTACCCGGATGGGCGGCGTTCCCTCGAAATGAACATTGCCGCCCATCCATCAACATCAGGATGGATCGGCAAGCATGGCATCGCACCGTATAGACCAGAAGAAGAAAGCCAGCGTCGTCAGCAAGATGGCGCAGTACATGATCGACAATCCGGACAACTGCACCCGCGAAACTCTCTTGCTGGAGTTCACCCAGGAAGAGGTTGACACCTGCCACGCGGACGCACGCGCCGAGGCCAACAGTCGCCAGAATCGCGAAGCGGCTTAACGCCCCTTCCGGTTTCCGCACCTTCGCCTGCGCAGGCAGGTGCGGTTTCCCGAAGAGACGGACAGGGCGACAAGCGATGACAGACACGAAAGAACCAAAGTTTGGCCTCGGCGGATTTCAGGCCAAGTACCTGCATCCGCTGCATTCCTTTGTAAAATATGCGCGCAAGGTCCACCCGCTCCATTTGCTGTTAGGCTCCATCCACATTGAGCCGGCCGAAAGCGGCGGCGTCTACATCATTGCTTTGACGGGGCATGCCACCGCGATAATCCACGATCCGGAGGGCTTCATCGAAGCCCCGGCAATTATCGACTTTCCGGATGCAGCCTTTGCAGCCGCGAAGGGTATCGAGATCGCGCCCATGACGTTTTGCGGTGACGACTATGACGTTACTGCACCGGAATGGCTTCAGCCGGGCATGGTCTATGTCTATTCGGCCGGCATGCACATCAGCCCGAAAATGCGCAATCCTGCATGGGCAGCATGCCATAACGAGTTTCAGCCCGCCTTGTTTTCGACGCCGAGCAGCGTTCGGGACCATACACGGGGGCTTGATTACCGACTGTCGGAAACAAAGAGCGCCGCGTTTGTGCGCGATTTCCTCGCGGCCGACCCGATCAGCGCGGATGAAATTTGCTTCAACCCGATTGTGCCGGCGCTTTTCAATCCTCTGATTGACGTTCTGCTGGGCGACCATCCGAGCGCTATACCCGTTCACAGCTTTCGTAAGGCAGTTAATTCGACAGCACCCATGCTGGTTACGCAGTTGACCGACTGCCCCGAGTTTGTCGGCATCTGGATGGCGATGAAATCCACCGAGGCCCCAGCCCCATTTCCTTTTGCGCTGAAGGCAAGTCAACCGGCCGAGGCCGCCGAAGGATGACCGCCAGCCCCAGCCGCAAGCCAAAATCGCTTTTCCGGATCACGTATCGCGATGGCGCGACGGTGACCACAACCGCCGCGACTTCGGTTCTAGCCGGCGCGCAGGCCGAGCGCCAACGCCCCGGCGCAATCAAGAGCATCAAGTTTTTGAAGAAGGTTTCCAATGGCTGATACGACGAACATTTCGTGGGCGGATATGACGTTCAATCCTTGGATTGGATGCACCCGCATCGCGCCGGCATGTGACGGCTGCTATGCGGCCCATTTGATGGAAACCCGCATGCACCGCGCCGAGTGGGGCGGGCCGGGCAAAGGCAACGGCACCCGTGACCGCACCAGCGCCGCCAACTGGCGCAAGCCGCTGGCATGGAACGCCAAGGCCGCAAAGGAAGGAACGCGCCCCTTCGTGTTCTGCGCTTCACTGGCTGACGTGTTCGACAATGCCGTGCCCGAGGAGTGGCGGCGGGATCTATTCGAGCTTATCCGCGCCACGCCGCACCTTGTCTGGCTGTTACTGACGAAGCGCCCGATGAACATTGCCAAGATGGCCGAAAAGGCCGGTGGCCTGCCGGAAAATGCAGCGATCGGAACCACGGTTGAGGATCAGCCACGGGCGAATATCAACGTGCCGGCATTGTTGCAGGCGAGCGTTGATCTATGGCACGCCAACACCCGCCCACTCTTCCTGTTCCTGTCGTGTGAGCCGCTTATCGGCCCAATCGACCTGATTTCGAGCCTCGGCGGCACGCAATGGATTGGAGGCCAGCGTGGTTGCGATGGCTTCCACCGCCACAACGGCCGCCCGGGCGAGATCATCCACGGCGTTCAGCATGACTGCAATCCAAATCATCTTCATCATCACCATGACGAACGTTGCCACACGGGAATCGATTGGATCATTGCCGGCGGCGAAACCGACCAAGGCGAACACAAGGCGCGGCCAGCACATCCGGATTGGGTTCGCAGCCTGCGCGACCAGTGCGCGGAAGCCGGCATTGCCTTCCATTTCAAGCAGTGGGGCGAATGGACGCCAGGCGAAAACGTGCCGCACAACGTGCGCGGCCAAAGGCCATCAGCACATTTGTGGGAACCTCAGCCCGCCGAATGGTTCTTTGGAAGCACCAACATGAGCGACCCGGAAGATGGCTGGGATGATGAGCCAGACGTTTACCGGATCGGCAAGGCCCACACCGGCCGGCTGCTCGATGGCGCTGAACACAGCGCCCGCCCCTCCGTCCCTGCCCTCACCCTGAAAACCACAGCAGCCTGAAAGGCGATCCGATGACAGAGCTTAAATTTGTGCCAGACCAATGGGACGAGGAAGTCTCGACCGAGCCGCAGCTTTCGCCCAATGATTTCATCGAGCGCGACGGCGAAGGCTGGAAGCTGCGCCCCGCCGACAAAGACGATGCGAAAGACATCGAGTCATTCCCGCATATCCCGTTGAAGAACGGCGATATCGTTATGTTCGATGAGTACCGCAATTTCGGCACCCACCGACTGACGGTGGACGAGGACAGCAACTGGACGGTCACACCCGAGCCGCCGAACTACGCGAACTGCTTTGCCCTGCCCTATGATTTCGAGAGCATGGCTCACAATATTCCGGACTTGATTGAGTACAATTCGAGCGAGATCACGCGCGGCACTGAGATCGATATTGAGATTTGGTGGTGGTCGGACACCGCAAAGCCTTGGCAATTCGTCGTGGAAGGCGAGACCGCCCGGCTTGTCGAGTTTGTGGGGCAAGCGTGATGGAAGCCACCACGACTACCAAGCTTCAATGGCACGCCCTCTACAGCGATGGCGGCGAGGGCGAGCCTTGGATGGCCTACGTTGAAGGCCATCATGACCTGTTTGCTTTGGCACTTACCGCAGAGAGGGAAATTTGCGAGGCGTTTCCCTGCCACGGCTGCACCATCACCGAATATCTGGACAGCGCTGGCGGCGCGGGCCTTGCCCATTTCTGGCTGAAACAGGCCGATGAAGCCGGCGTGGACGGCCAACCAGTTTACGAAACGACAAATGCCAACGAAGACGGCGCGTTCGCCGTAACCGGCGTGAGGTTCGAATGAAGAACTTCGCGCAGGAACTCGAAGCCGCCGCCCGCAAACTCGCCAATGCCGTCGAGCATGACATGAACGGCACCATGGGAAAGGGCGGGAATGGCGGCCTGCTTTCAGATACGACCTTGCGCGCAGCCCATGAGGTTCATGCCATCTTGAACCGGCCAGACGCGAGGCACGCCGACGATATCGCGGTCGACCAGGTGGCGGCCGCGATGAAAGCAAAGCTGGCGAAGAAGCGCGATTGCGGCCTCGACATATGGCGCGACAACGAAAAGTGCAGTCAAACATCGCTGTCACAGGCGCTCGCCCACCATGTTCAGAAGGGCGACCCTATCGACGTGGCGAACTTTGCGATGATGCTGCACCAGCGCGGCGAGACAATCGCGCTTGACTTCAAGCCCATTGGAGTGCGGTGCACGGGCTGCGGATCATCAATGACAGATGAGCAACTAGCGGCGGAGAAGGTGAAGCGGCCGACACTGATTTCGTGCTGCCCCGAACGCAAGGTGGTTTCCGTTTACGAAAGCCCGCTCGCAGGGGCGGAGCAAGGAGCCGCCGCATGACCACTCTCGCCTCTATCGTCCTATACGCCCTTTCGGTTCTCGCCGGCAGCATGATCGGCATTGCCGCCAACGAGATAAAAAACAAACCTGAAAACACCGATACGGAAACACTTTTCGTGGTCCTCATCGTTGCGCTCTTTCTGTTTTTTGGATTAGCGACCGCTTTGCAGGTGGCATCATGAGCCGCACCCTTTGCTGGATATCCATGGGAGCCGCCAGCGTTATCGCCGCGCGGCTCATGCTTCGCGAAGAACCGCACGCGCTTGTCGTGCGTTGCGAGACAAACAATGAGGACGAAGACAACTATCGTTTTGAGGCCGACGCCCTCCGGTGGCTGAATAGGTCTGTCACCATTTTGAAGTCAGAAGATTATGAGAGCGTTCCCGAAGTTTGGGATGAACGCAACTTTATGGCCGGCATGCATGGCGCTCCCTGCACCACGGAAATGAAGATAATCCCCCGGCTATCTTTCCAACGACCCGATGACCTTCACGTTTTTGGCTACACGGCCGACAAGCTCGATATCACCCGATACGATCGCCTTAAAGCCAACTTTCCGGAACTTAAGGTGAAAGCCCCGCTCATAGAGGCCGGGATAGACAAGTCGGCAGCGCTGGGAATGCTTATCCGCGCCGGGCTGGAGCCACCCCGCACCTACGCCATGGGCTTCCCCAATGCGAACTGCTTGAAAACCGGGTGCGTAAAAGCGACTTCGCCCGACTATTGGTCATTGCTTCGCCTACGTTTTCCAGACCGGTTTGCCGAGCAGGCCGAACGTTCGCGCCGCATTGGCGCACGCCTTGCCCGGATCAAAGATGAACGGGTCTTTATCGATGAAATCCCCGCAGATTGGCCGGTCACAAACCCGATTGCCCCGGCCTGCGATTTCCTTTGCCAATTGGCGGAAATGGACATGGAGAAGGTAGCATGAGCATCATCACCGCATGGAAGCCGGAAGAAGACGTTGTTTTGCATCAGGCCCTCGGCAAGCTGGCCGAGGAATGCAGCGAGTTGGCGAAGATCGCAACGCGCTGCATGATCCAAGGTTATGCGGAAGCCGATCCGGGTACGGAAAAGCTGAATCGCACCCAGCTCATGGAAGAAGTCGCGGACGTGCGCGCCACGATGCGCTGGCTGTTTGATGTTCTGGACATACCCTTCAAGGGCGAAAGCCCGCGTGAGGCCCGGAAATTCGACGGCTTCAAACGATGGGAAGCGATGCTGCGGGCTGACACACCACCGGCAACAGGGATCGAGGTTGCTGCACGGTTCATTGAAAAACGTCGCGATGACTATGTCCAAGAACACGGCTCTTACGACCCGTCAACCGGCATGACCGAGTTTCCGGGCAATGGTGAGGAGTATGTCTATGAACTTGAAGAAATCATAGACGGCATCCGCAAGCTCGCACCACCAACAAAGCAGGAGACCAGCCGATGACCGCCGTGACGAAGACGCAAAGAGACCTGTACGAAGCTGCCGTCATTGAGCGCCTGAAGGAAAGTGGCTTCCTCGAAATCGAGATACGTACCGAGAGCCTTTTGCGCTGCGGTGAAGGATATCAAGACGAGGTCATCAACGCCGGCTGGCACTATTGGAATGCCGCCCTGTCCGCTGCGGAGCAGGTGAAGCCCTACGGCTACGTCTACGAAAGCACCGTGCGCTATTTCGACGGCAGGGGTCCACAGCGAAAAGTGGACTTCTCATACACCAAGAAAAACATATCTGATGAAGATATCGAAGAATTCGAGATATCGGAAACAGCGGTCTACTCCGCCCTCTCCGCACAGGAGCAGGGCGTGGCGCAGACTGTCGAGGCGTTCGACAAGGATCACCCGGAACTGTACTGGCACATCGCCAAGGGGAAAATCACGGCGGGCGAGCCTTTGTACGGGGCGATCATCACCGACATGGCAGGGAACGAACTCGGGCACGGTGAAAGCGATGTCAACGCCGTCGATGCGTTCAAGATCGCCGGCGCGAAAGCCAGTTTTCCATCAGCATCCGAAAAGCAGGACATTGCCGCGCTGGAAACCCAGCTGAAACATCTCATAACGACACGCCCAAACAAGGCAGCACTTGCCGCGTTCGATGATGACACACGCATGTGGTTTGTCGCCCAGCTCACCGGCAACGCCAACGGCCGTGTGCCACTCACGGAGATTGAGGCCATGGTGGCGCGGCACCTGCCACCGGCATCAGACTGCCCACACCCGAACTAGGTGAGGCAGGGTTTTGCCAGCGGCGAAACGCCATCACCGAGGAAACTTTGTGACGCCGCTTGCAGAATCAACGGGAATCACTGCTACATGTAGAGATGAAGAATACTCGTCCCTCATCCCGTGAAAGCGTTGCAGCCACCCGCGCAAGACAAGCAGCCAGAGGGCTTGTGAATGTCAGCATTGTTATGCCGGGTGAAGTGGTAGCAGAGATTGACCGTTTGAAACAGGAACGTGGGGCATCGTCCCGCGCCCCGATATTGGAAGAGGCCGTCAGGTTTTATTTAGAACAAACAAGGGCATAAAGTAAAAAGCCCCACCTTTGGCGAGGCGGGGGCTTTTTGGATAAGCAGATAAAACGATCTTGAGAACCGTAAGACAGTCTCAAGATAGTTCAGAATTAACGAACTCGCAAGATGTTAGCGCTTGCGGGAACGCTGATTTTTTGCCTGCTGTCCATGCCCTCTTGAGAGAGGACAAAGGAACCATGTTCCAGCAGATTAGCGCGGTGCAGGCAAAATCCGGCACCAGACGAACCGGCGCACCCGTGCGCAGAAACTCACGCCTGAAGGGCAAGTGTGAGGCTGTATTCTGGAAGCCCCTGCCTCGGCACGAAGCCCGCGAAATCCTGCTTGCCGCGCGCAAGTACGAACTGGCGATGAAACAGCCAGGTAAGCGCACCGGCCCCCTCGGTCATGTCGCGCTTGAAGTGCTGGATTACCTCACCAATCTGGTTGATTTCGGAAACGGCCGGCTTGATCCATCCATCAGCACCATCATGGAAAAGATCGGCCGCGCCCGCGCTGCTGTATGCCGCGCCCTCGACGCGCTCCGCACCCATGGCTTTGTCGACTGGCTGCGGCGTTATATCCCGACCGGGAATGAAGGTGCAGGCCCGCAGGTGCAGCAGACAAGCAATGCCTATCGCTTGAGCCTGCCGGCGCGCGCCAAGGCGCTTCTTGGCAAGTATGCGAGGAAGGCCACCCCCCTGCCCGACGACGCCCTACAAGCCCATCAGGAACGCCAAGACGCCATCAAGGCGCACATGGATAGCCTTTCGCCGGCCGACCGTCTGCGGGAGACTGTAGAGGACAGAGCGCGTGCCGAGCAGCTTGCGGGTTATGTCGAGCGGGCAGCACAGAACCGCGTTCAGCGGGCCGAGGAAGGCCACCAGACGCCGGCCACGAGGCAGATGCAGTTTCACTACACCCAGCCGGCGACGGCGAACCCTGCCATCGAGCGGTTCCGCAAAAATTTGGAAGCAAGAAAGGCCGAAAAGCTTTTGAATGAGCGTGAGTTCACTGAAAGAACTGAATCCGGTCCTGATTTTTATAATCCTGCGGATTAATAAGCGGACGCCGCTTGTTCGGTCCGCTTACGCGGCCCTGCGGCGGTTCCGAACCGCGTTAAAGTGCGGTTCGGCGGCAACCTATACGCAGTTTCAGGACCGGTCACACGCCCGGATAGGTCTTTTGGCTTATGAGAGGTCGCAAGGGGAAATCTTGAAGAGAATATTATTCCACATCGCCCGGAGAGGCGTCTTGCGGTGCAGCTTTAAGGCGAGCGATTGTCTGTCGGCTAACGCCGTGCTTTCGGGCCAAGGCCGAGACGCTGACGCCTTCCGCCAGTTCTGCCTTTGCTGACTTCACTTGCCGATCCGTCAATACGGGCGGCCGGCCGAAGCGCTTGCCTTTTTCCCGCGCCCGCGCCACGCCGGCTTGCGTCCGCTCAATCAGCAGGTCGCGCTCAAATTGGGCCATCGCATTCAGAATGTGCATCGTCATCGTGCCGGCCGAGCTGGTTAGATCGAGGCCACCCAATTGGAGGCAATGCACCCTCACCCCGTTTTCAGCCAGCATCTTGACCGTGCTGCTGACGTCCATCGCGTCACGGCCGAGGCGATCCAGCTTTGTCACAATCAACACGTCTTCCGGTTCGAGGCGGTCGAGTAGTTTCAAGAACCCCGGCCGCTGAGCCACCGGCGTACTTCCGGAGATCGTTTCCGAGATTATCCGGCGCGGCATGATGCTAAAGCCGGCCCTTTCAATTTCCGCAATCTGGTTCTCGGCCGACTGCCCGACCGTCGAAACACGCACGTAAGCAAAAATTCGAGACATTCTCTCCCCTGCCCTGCCCATAAGTGACCGGGTTATTATTGGACATGTCGCATTTGCTTGAAAGGGGGTTTCGACCAGGTGCCAACGCTAGCACCACATCCGGACGTTTTTGAGCATCCACTTTCCGGTGCCAGCCCCATAGCTAACTCACCACGAATTATGAGGAATTTCAGCAAGGTGAAAGATAAGTGATTTTTAACTTTCAGCACTTCATACACGCATTAACGGCCACGCACTTGCATTATGCTGCATCAGCGTTAAATTGCGTCAATCATAACGCATCAACGTTAAACAACGTGCGTGTTAACGCGACATAAAGCATTATACCGCATCGTGACGCTACAACGTTAATCAAGGAAGGACGCGCTATGCCAGTTATCACTGTTGCGAACCCGAAGGGAGGGGCTGGCAAGACCACCACTCTGTTGGTTCTCGCCACGAGCCTCGCAGCCCAAGGTGCTAGCGTGATTATCATCGACTGTGACCGGCGCAAGTGGTCTGTGAAATGGAGGGCAGGGGACTCCAAGAACCCCGTTGTTGTCGATGGCGATGCGACAGAAACCAACATTATTTCGAAGATTGACGCCTACCGCAAAGAATATCAATTCGTGTTTGTCGATCTGGAGGGCGTAGCGAGCCTGTTGGTATCTCGCGCAATGTCCCGCGCTAACCTTGTCCTCATACCCTTGCAAGCCAGCCCTATGGATGCCGGCTCCGCTGCGGAAGCTATCGCACTCATTGAGGCTGAGGAGCAGACGCTTGATAAAAAAATACCTCATCGAGTGATATTCACTCGCACGTCAGAGGCTATTCCATCACGCCTTCAAAAAGAAATTATTTCACAGATAAATCTTGGCGAAGTGCAGCGCTTCAAGAACGACCTCAATGAGCGAGCCGCGTTCAAGTCGCTACTGCTCTACCGAGTTGATATCACAGAGATGGACCCGAAGCTGGTGAACGGCATTCCACAGGCAATCGCCAACGCCAACCGGCTAATGGAAGAGGTTGTTGAGTTTTTCGTGAATAAGGAGCAAGCAGCATGACCGATTTGGGCTTTGGAAAGAAATTGCTGGCTATTACGCCCGACACCTCACCATCTGAGCCGTCCGATACCACACAAATAGACCGCCTCGCGGAACAGCACGGCTTTACATCGCGGGAGCCAACGCAAAAGATTATTCGCCGGAAGGATGCGGAGCCATCGGCCAACCTCAACATACGCCCTCCGATATCCACCTATAACCGTTTCCTGACCTTCGCGATTGAGAATAATCTTAGCTATCCAGCCGCCCTAAAGGAGCTGATGGATCGCGCTAAAGTGTAGTTGACGCATCTGCGTTAACGCGCGTCATTCAATCAAGCCGCCCGGCGTCACCGAGCGGCTTTTTGTATGCACAAAAAACTTGCGCAATCCTTTTATTTATCGTACATACAATTTATGAAGATTATTTGGGACGAACCGAAGCGCCAAGCGAACCTGACCAAACACGGTCTAGACTTCGCTGACCTGTCGATTGATTTCTTCACAACAGCCAAAGTCCAGCCTTCCAAGGAAGGCCGCTATAAGGCGATAGGAAATTTCGAAGGCATTACCGTTATCGCCGTTGTGTTTCGTCCATATGGCTCAGAAGCCCTTTCCGTCATTTCCATGCGACGGGCAAACAAGGCAGAAAGGAATTTATCATGACCCGGAAATGGCCTCAGTATATCACCGCCGATCTCGGAGACACCGAAGCTGACGCCGTTGAAATGCGCCGTCGCTGGCACGAGTATGACCGTGCCATGAAAGACCTGATTGCCAAGGGCGGCGTACATCAAGACGATGATGGCTGGTGGGTTGAAACCGCAACTGGCGAAATGATCGGTCCCGATCCTGAGATCGAGCGGCCGCTAGAAGCGGACGAGCAAGCAAAGATGAAGCCGTTGCGCGAAGTGCTGCCGGGTCTGGCTAAAAGCATCGACCGGGAAATAGCCCGGCGCGGCCGGCCGAAAGCGCAGACGCACAAAAAGCCCGTCACGATCAGGCTCGACCCTGAAGTAGTCGAACATTACAAGGCGATGGGGAAAGGGTGGCAGTCGCGCATAAATAGCGATCTGAGAAAGATATCTGGCTTTCATTAAGCCAGACCACGGAAGCCGCCCCAACCGGGCGGCTTTTTTTGTTCCACCGGCGATTGCTTGACTCCTTTTGCATATGAGAACATTCATAGAACGAAAAGGAAGGATCAATTGCCCGCGCCGCTCCTGAAATCATCCGACATTCAAACCACAATCAGGAAGCCGCTTAGCTGGCCAATGCTGATTTGCCATCAGAACGAATGGCAGGTTTGTTACAAGGCAAAGGGAAAGCTGGACTGGCGCACTGTCACGGCATGGGTCTACGGCCGGGAAAGCATCTTCTTTTGCGAAGTCGGGCAGGAGCAACATGTCGTGGATTTGCCAGACCCAAAGAAGGTGCCGTTCTTTGATGCCGGATTTCCCTTCACAGTCGATGAAATCACCGAGGACGGCTTTCGCTTCAAGGAACTTGCCGGCGCTGACAATATCGTGGCCGCGAATGCCGCCTATCAGGTCTACAGGCACAATCGCACCGGCATAGTGCGTCTTCGGCATGGCGGCCGGATGCTGCGCCGATCCGATGAAGATAGCGGATAGGGCAGGGCGCAAAATCATTTCATTGATCGCCGGCGGCCGAGACGCCGGCATGAAACATTCCTTCGCAGGCGTGTAATTTTGTTGCGCGCTGCGCGCCACCTGGTCGCGCGATCGGAGCGAGGAATTAGAATGTCATTCCCGATGCCAGAAACGAAAAAAGCCGCCCGGCGTAACCGAACGGCTTTTCCATGTCACTGCTTTTGAGACTGAGGCAGGTCGCTTAGCAAAAGCAGCCATTTTTCAGCGTCGTCTTTTGGCATTTTATACAGCACGTAAAATGATCCGTTTATGCTGACCTCAACAGGTCCGCCCGTAGAGGTGTCGATAACGTTCCAGTTGCCATCTTCGTGCTGCGAGAGGCGGAATTTACGGTTCTTTTCCATGACAGGGAAATATCAGGCCGGAGACGAAAAAGAAACCCGCGACCGCACCGGCCGGCTTTCGTTTTCATAGCAATGGCAGGTTTGGAATGGCCGGCTCTTTCCCGTCGAGAATGACGACTTCGCCAACCTCTTTTCCTTCGCCGCCTCGAATGGTGTAGGTCAACGAGACAGGCGTCATGGGATAGCGACCAAAGATTTCGCGCACTTCCGGCCGGTCATTGAGCGAGATCATGAACCGGCCCTTGATCGTGCCAAGACGTTCGGCCATCTCCGCGAAATCATCCCGCTTGAAGACGTTCTTTCCATAGTCGTTTTCGCAGCCGTAGTAAGGCGGATCGAGATAGAACATTGCGCCCGGCCGATCATACCGTTCAATGAGTGTGCGCCAGTCGAGGCACTCGATGACGACGCCGGCGAGGCGTTCGTGAACTTCCTCCATGATGGGCGTCAGCCGCGTGATGTTGAACCGCGCGCCGCCCGTGGTATCGACTCCGAAGGACCGGCCGGCAATCTTGCCGCCGAATGCCAGCTTTTGCAGGTAGAGGAACCGGGCGGCCCTTTCGAGATCGGTCAGGGTAGCAGGATCGCACGCGGCCAGCCGCTCGAATTCCCGCCGTGACGAGACTTGGAATTTCATCACCTCCAGCAGCTGGGGCAAGTGACGCTGCAGGATGCGAAACAGCGTCGTCACGTCGCCGGAAATATCGTTGATGACTTCTGCCCGAGGTGCAAGGCGACGGCGGAAGAACACGCCGCCCATGCCGGTAAACGGCTCCACATAAAGGTCATGCGGAATTTGCTCGAGCAATGCAGCGATCCGGCCGGCGAGCTGTTTTTTACCGCCGAGATAGGCGGCAGGAGGGGAGACCGGCCGCACTTCGGAAAACTGGAAGAGATTTTGCATTGTATAAGACCATCTTTTCTGACAAACCGCCCCGGCCTGCGCAGGCGAAGGGTGCGGCAATGATCTTCGTTGTTGTCGGGCGGGGTACGACGCCAATCTGCACCCGCTGTTGCAGCCGCAAGGCTGCGGCCACCCGAGGGCGGCATACAAAAGGGCCGGCGAGGGGATACCTGCCGGCCCTTTGATTTTATGGGTTAAGACAACCTACGCCGCCAACCCGATGCGCGGCTTGTCGCCCTCTACCATCATGATTTTCTGAAGCCGTAACGGCAGGTTTGATGCAGGAGCCGTCACGCCGAAACCAGCGCGGATCGAGAAGTATGTCGTGAATGCGTTCGGGTCTATGTCGGCATCAATCAGCACGTTATGAAAGACCGCCATCATCCATCCGCCCGTGACCTGGTCGCCAGCTCCACCGAATTGCAGGGCAGCGCCGACAAGCGTGCGCGTTCCACCCCCGGACTTCACCACCCAATTGATAGTTGGACTACGTTGCCCAGCCACAGAATAATAAAGGATGGCAACAGTAACCCGTTTGCCAAGGAGGGGTGTCAACTCGGTTGTCCTGATGTAACGCACCATCCCAGCGGCAGCATTGCCGTTTGGCGTCATCGAAAACGAATGAGCAAAACCCGGCCACTTAACATTGGCGTCCTTGCTCGCCGTCGCCGGGGCTTGCGCGCTCCAATTGACGGGAACTGCACCCGTCCAGTTTGTGAAGTCAGGGTTAGCGTGCAGATTGGTCCCGGCAGTGAGCGGCCACGGTGCGGTGGTGTAACCAGCAACCGGTGTCGATCCGCGATAGCTGGTAATCAAATATTCCGCTATTTTCGCGTAACCAAGTTCGTTCGGATGCGTGTCATCCAGATACCAGGTGGGCGGCTTTCCCGCATCCATGAACGCCTGATGCGTGTCGATGACCATGATATCGGTCAGTGACGCGCCAATCTCAAGAATTGCTGCCCTCACCTTGTCATAGCCCGCGCTGCTGCGTTTCGGGTTTTGGGTGGTGATGATCTGCGGCACGCCGGGCCATTTCAGGCAGGTCATGGCAATGGGACCGAGGAAGGCTGATTTGCCAGATACGTATCTGACGTCGCCGCTCGAAAGCTCAAAGCTTTGCATGTTGTGGCCCTGATGCATGATGCAGAGATCGGGCGTCGGGATCGCCAGCGCGGCGGCGCGCTGGTCGGCGAACATATAGCCAGCCATGCCACCCGGCAAAGCCGCAAGATAAACCGTCAGGGTGCCGCGCCTGCCCGTGCGAAGCGTAACGGGAGCTGCATAAGCTTTCGGGCCAGTCGCGGCATTGATCTGCCATTCTGCCCAACGATATATGATGACGGTGGCATCGTGCATGTCGCCTATCGCTTCCGCCAGACGATAGAAAATACCGGGATCGGCATAGGCGGTGCTGTCACCGTTCACAAGCAGCGTGGCGTTTTGGCCAGCTTCAAGCTTTGCATGCATGGGCGACCACGCGTTGATGCCCCGCACATTGATCGTAAAGGTTTTTCGCCGCACCCGCTTTCCGTCTGTAGCCTCAATCGTCACAGCCGGCGCAGGCATTGCCTTATGGTCAAGCGGGGTGAGGCCGCGCACGATATTACGACCGGATATAGCAAAGCGGCCGCCAGCGTCATCGAGCAATTTGAATGTCCAGGGCATGCCTACCTCCAAAGCGGCGAGCGCGTCCCCGGCCGCTGCCACATCGTCAAAATTCAAAGATGAAAGGGTGACCATAGCGCGGGCCTCGTAGACGGACAGAACAGCCAGAGCTGCCCCTGCCAACGCAGTCTCCTCAAAGTCCAGTTTCGATATCTCGATGACAGGCCCGCCATCGTCACCGGGCATGGAAAGCCCCATGCCGGCCCGCAGTGAAAAGCCACTCATGTCCGGCCCTCGCTATAGCCGCGCAACGCAACGTCCACTGCGGTTGCGGACCGCACATAAACCTTGTCCGTTTCCGCGAGACTGGTGACCAGCTCGCGCGTACCATCCATGGACAAGAGGAGATAATTCGGCGTGTTCGGAGCCGGCAAGTTTTCCCCAATCACAACGTAGACGGGGTATTCCGTAGCGGTTTGCAGACCAAAGCGGCTGCATGTCTCGCCATCGAGAGCCAGCTTGTATTCGGTTGTTCCGGCGACAGAAAATGTATTGGTCATTTTATCCTCAGAGATTGCGTTTGATAGGTGTCGCAGGGCTGCAAGCGTCCGCGAGGGCAAAAAGAAACGAGCCGGAAGGAAACCCGCCCGGCCCGTCGATATCGAAAAAGTCAGGCGACCTTTTTGCTAAACCAGCGCTGGAAGAGAACTTCCGTTCCGCGCGGCCCCAAATAGGCGAGCGCGGCGATGAGGCCGGTTGATGCGGGCTGGCTCATGCCGACGTATGACGCAAGGCCTTCACCGATCAGCGCCATACCCACGGCCACCGGAAACTCCCAAAGCAACTCGCGCCCGAAGAACTTCCGGTTCCCCTTTCTGGCTTCATTGCCGTGCCACATGAAGCGGCCGGCAAGTGCGCCGATGATAGTTGTGAATGCCCCGCCGCCCCATGCGGTCAGCATTTCGTTGAAAGAATTAAACTTGTCCACCTTCAGCCCCTTAGGCTTCCCTGAAGCCTCACGATTTCTATTTCCGGCAGGCAGGGTCTTTGATGCACTGCTGGTTGTTTGAGTGGATGGCAGGCCCGGCCGTCGCGTCCTGCGAAGCCAGTCGGGCCGCCTGCGGATCGGAAAACCCGACAAAGTTATAACCGGAGCCTTCAGTCGCAGGCGCTGTCTGGCAGGCCGCTAAAACGCATGAAAGCGAGGCAACGGTGGCGAGGCGAAAGGCCACGAAACGATGCATTATTTTTCTCCATTTCGGCGATGCGTTGGAGCGCGTTCTTTGCGGCCTTCACCTCGCCCTCTGCGCGCTCGATGGAGCGCCCTTCGTGCTTTCCGAGGTGATAAGAGCCAGCGGCGAGGGCGAACGCGCAGATAAGCCCCCCAGCCGCCATTTTCAGCCATCCGGCATCCAGAGCGAACATTACGGCGCGGCGCTCCGGTTGATCGTGATCCGGCCGGAACCGACAAGCCACGTCAGAACCACAGCCCCGGTTGTGGCAAAGACCAAGCTACCGAAGGCCCACGGATTGGAGATCGCGCCGAACAGGGTTGCGCCGCTTTCAACAACCCCCTTCAGATCATCCACCGCGCCGAGGCCGATAGCGCCGAGGAAGCTGCCGATGATCGTCAAGAGCGATTTGCTTTTCATGGCCGGCACGTTGTCCGCCTGCGCATCGCGTTCGGCAACATCGTCCGGCTGGCCCTGATAGTAGGCGAGGGCGGCGGCTTCCAAGGCATCGAGAAAGGATTTGTAATAGCCGGCGATCAGCTTCGCCTTGTCCCTGCCGTTGACGACCGCGCGCGCGCCGACCGGATCATCATTCTTAAGGTTGAAATAATCCGTCAGCTTCTTGCCGGTAAACAGGCCTTCCAGCATGCCCACGATGGCAATCTCTGCGCTGATATCGAGATCAAGGGCGAGAGATGGATTGCCGACCAGGTCAACGCCGATCCGCTCACCAAGCTTGCTGTAGTTTTCTTTGTGCGTGATCTGGATATCGCCACGGCCGAACCAGCTCTTGCCGTCCTTGTCCTTTTGCCAGTACGGCAATGTTACCTGTCCGAGCCTTCCGGCCTTCCACGCCTTATCAAGCGCAGCGATTGCGCCAGCGTCGGTTGAGGCGAAGGTTTCTCGCACCGGCACCATCCTGCCGCCCGTTTCGTGAAACACCGAAGCAAGAATGTAGGCGAGTGGGCGTTTATCCGGAGCGGGAATTTTGTGAGAGTCCCAGCACCGGAAAAGTGCATTCATGCCGTCAATCTGGCCTTGCGAAAGACGGCCGCCAAAAGGCGCGCGCCTCGCATATGCGAAGAACGTTGTCGCATCCATAAGGATATCTCCGTTTTGATGAGGTTTGCCCGAAGGCGAGGGGAGGGAATGAACCTTGTGGTTCAAGCGCCCGGCAAGGCCGGGCATTGCCAAGTCGCGCGGAGCGACCAGACGGGAAAGGCCGACGCATTGCGCCGGCGATCAGATATTTAGTTTTCGTCTGTGCGCCCCAGCCGAGGCGTCAGGAAGTGTGCCGGCGTTGCGGGTGTACTAGGTGCACTGTTCGGCGCGACCTTGCCGCCGCCTTCCGTTCCGCCCTTCGAGCCGCCAGCGCCGCCAGAGGAACCGCCGCCATCGTCATCGTCGCCTTCCGTCGATGATTTGCCATCGTAGAGCTTGCCGGAAATGTCGGTGGTGAAGGTGCCCTTCGCGACATATTTGTGCGTGGCCGTGTCGATGATGTAGGGCACGCCGTCGAGGCCCGGCCGAATGCCGGCGTAGAGCAGGGGAGCGCCGGCGCAGATCGAGGTATCGCCAATCACCGTGACCGATGTGCTACCCTCGCCACGCTTCAGGCTTTTGGCTTTCGCCTGTGCCGCCTTGTCCGCTTCATCCGGCGACGAAAACGGCTCCGGAATGCGGTAGACGCTTTCGCCATCCGCATCCGCATCCGCTTCGATTTCGACCCGCTGCGCCTTGTCGCTGTCCTGATAGTAGGCAACCACCTTGCTGTATTTGGTGCGGTCGCCAATATCGAATTTCAGGCTACCGAGCTGTACCATTTCAGGGGTGACAATGACGCTACCGATATTGGTGCCGCTTGCCGATCTGCCCGAACCCAGCTTTGAGAACAGCAACCGGCCCTGCTTGATCGAGAACAGCCCGTTATGGCGCTGGGCGAGCCGGCGCAGGAAATGCAGGTTGCTTTCATCCTGCTGGCCGATCCAGTCATAAACAAACTTCGACAGGTCGGAATCAATCGCTGGCGTCAGGCCGCTTTCATCGGCGATCTGCGAGACGATATCGCCAAGGGACTTTTTATCCCATGCCCGCTCTTGCCGTTCCTTCAGCTTGCCGCTTCGAAAGTCCACGGCCTTTCCGGAGATCGACAGGCTATAAGGAAGACAAGCGCCATTGATCTTGTCGGCCGTGAAGGTGCCGAGCGAGCCGAGGTTCTGACCGTAGCCCATCCGGACGGCGATGATGGCACCCTTTCGGGGCAGGGCCAGAAAGTCGGGCGAGCCATCGTTAAGCTCGATATCGACCGTGTCGGATTTCAACCCTTCCTTATCGGTCACCGTGATGGACTTCAGGCGCTCATAGAACGTGCCGGCCACGGGCTGGCCGTCAATGGTGACTTCGACGCGTGGATGCATGGCTCAATCCCAAAGGCTGACAAGGCGCGGTTGCGTCGTGGTCGACGGCATGGCCGGCATGATGATCGAGGTGCCGAGCGGCAGCACCACGCCCAGCGCCGCAAGGCCCGGATTTGCTTCAAGCACGGCCTCGACGACTTTTTCCGTTCGGCCGTAATGCGCGAGGCAGGCGAGATCGACGGTTTCACCCTGCCGCGTAATGTAAGTGTTCGACATGGAAAATCACCGGAAGAGATTGGAAAGAAAGCTTGTGGCGCGATCCAGAATGGAGCCACCGGGCAGGGGCATGGTGTCCGGCTGGCGCTTGAGCTTGATTGTGTAGGCGTTGCGAGCAGCCTCGCCCCGCGCATTGTGATGGGACTTATCTTCCTCAATGCCCTGCACCGTGAAAATGCCTCGAATGACACCCTCGACCGCATCACCTGTCACCAGCATCATGGGCACGCCGGCGAGCGCTTCAGCGGCAATGCCGTCGAGCTGCGATTGCCCGCCGAATTCCTCCGTGAAGATAACGCCGGCGATGGTGATTTCGTCTGACGTTGGGCCGGTCCATTGCTGGGGGTTGAGGGTTTGCCCCACGGCCACTTCAGCCCATGGGGTATTCAGGGAGCGCTTGACGCCCTGATAGCCGAAGCCCAGCGCTTCGAAACCGAAGCCGCCAAGCATCATTGACGTGTAACCGGACATATTTTACCTCTGGCGACGCATGATGAATAAGAGGGGGAACAGCGGTGAAGCCAACGCTGATACTTGCACCGCTGCTGATTTTCGCGACCGTCGCGCTCGCTGCCCCGAAAAGAAATTCCACTCAAGTTGCGCTTGAGCTGGGAACAGTGCTGGCGGCCGAAGAGTTTTGCGGCCTAACCTACGATCATGAGATGATCGCGTCCTACATTGAGAAAAATGTCGCGGCCGACGACATGGGCTTTGCCTCAACACTTCAGCTTTTGACAGCGGGGAAGCAGTCGGAACACAAAGACATGACGGCGACCGCCAAAGCGGCCCATTGCACACAAATCCGCAGGGCCGCCAAGGCGAACGGGTTCATTCACTAGTCACTGAAGGCGCTTTCGACATCCTGCCGCACTTTTTCGCCGATCTGCGAGGCGGCTGCATTTCCGGCCGCCTGCGGATCGGAAACACCCGTGATACTGAACTGGTTGTTTACATTAACGACAACAGGCTGCTGGTTTGTGACCCTCACATCCTGTGTGCCGTTCGGCTTAACCATTTCAGCAATCGAGCCAGCATCGATGCGAGCCAAAACCGGCTGACCGGAGGCGCTTGCCGTCGCCGGCGCATCGCCCCCCGATCCACCCACGCCGGAAATACCGGCGTGTTCGCGAAAGCTGAATTCCGGTTTGGCTGCATCGCCGAACCAAAAGCTGTCCCAGCCAGAAACCCCCGAAGCATCCTTGTTGAGACCAAAGAGCTTCTGCAGACCTTCCTTGTATTTTTGCTGGTTCTTGACCTGGTCCTGAAACGTATCGCCGGGGGTGTCGCCCAAACTCTGGACAGACAGGCCAAAGCCGAGCTGCGAACCGAAACCCTTCAGCCACTGGCCAGCTTGGCTGTACCACGGTAGGA